TGATGGGGATGACCACGGGGAAGTCCTCACGCACGTACACGGTTACTTCATAAGTGAACATCTTACTCTTGGGCTTGGCTTTTAATTCATATACGTGTACCACGTAGCTGTCATCCGTCTGGCAGGTGCCAATGTAATATTCAGCATCCTTCGGCAGCTCGCCGCCCGTGGTCGCTACAAAGAATGTACGTTCTTCACATTCGTCGGCACTGTCTCGGGTGCTGGTGGGGTTGACCTGCACCCACAAGAATGGGGCGTTGTCCTGCATCTGCACGCTTAGCGGCTTGGCCCTTGGCGGTAATTGCAGAGTAATCAGGCCGCACATTGGCAGGCGGTACTTGAAGATTGTCTCACTCATTTCGTTCTCCTCAGTATTTGCATGGGCCGGGCATTTTCTTGCCCGATACTTTGTCTACGAAGTTTTTGCTGAATGGGCACCACTGGCAGTAGAATCCTGGGCGCGGTGCCCATCGCCGCTCGGCCAGCATCGGCGCGAACCGCTTGTTCCATTCCTTCTGCTTGCGCCTTGCCTGCACTGCCGTCACCAACACCGGCTGGGCCGGGTACTGCATCCCTAAATCTGTGTACAACAAGCGCGGGCGCACGCCTTTCAGGGTTGGGTACTGGGCTATTCCTGCGGCACAGTACAGGTCTAGCTGCAACTCGTACTTGTCTTTATCCCGCTCGTTGTACTTACCGGTCTTATTGTCGGTAAACTCCAACACGTTGTTCTCGATGTAACCTACGTCGATCTTCGACCGCAGCTTGCACTTATCCCAGTCGTAGTAGCCCACAGGTTCCCACTCGGCCGTAAAGCCCCACTGGCTCTCTACGATTAACCCCCTTATATTCCGCAGCCTGCCAAACTCCTTGGCTACCGGCTTTAACTCTGGCGCCAGCTTGGCAACTTCTTTCTTCAAAAACTTCTCGCCTGCCTCTGCCACTGCCGCGCCGCGAAGCATTGCGCTCGACTTGGGCTCCGGCAATTTGTCTATGTGCTTGTACTTGGCGAAGGCAGGGCAACGATCCCAGTCCGACCACCGAGTCCAGCTCCAGCTTTTGTACTTGGCCACCGTGTTAAAGGACATGTTGATTCCTAATAAGTGTTGATGTGGGCTTTCTTGCCGTGTATGGATAGCCATTGGCTGCACTTGGTACAGACCCATTGGCAACCACCATCGGAGAGCCTACCTGTGTAGACATAGTGATGCCTACACCCTCCTGTGTAGACATAGTGATGCCTACACCCTGCGCCCCTTCTATGGATATCTATAGCAGTACGGCTCACAACCAAAAGGAAGATGAAGCCCAGCGATGCTTCCAGAGCCCATACATACCAAGGCATGTTCATTCTTCGTACTCCTTTATCGCCGCCCAATTCGGCCCCAGTTTGGGGGTACTTGTCATGGGTAGGTCAAAGGCTACGGCCGCCATCGCCTCACCCAGTATCTTCAATTCCTGCTTCGCTGCCTTCTTCGGCACACTTATGTTCACCTCGTCGTGCACCTGTACCATGAATCGCCCGTCGCGGCATATCGCGTCGTAGTTTATGACTGCTTGCTTGGTACAATCTGCCGCGCTACCTTGTATAAGATAGTTGAGTAGTTTGTAGCCAAAGTCGATGCGGCGACCGTTCAGCACTATCGACGGTTCCTTGTAATACAATCTTCCACCCCACGTTACAATCGGCTCGTCGTTGCGCGCTGCTAGCTTTATCGTTTTCTCCAGGTCGCGTACGCCGGGCATGGCCGCTCGCCGCGCATCCATAACTTGCTTGGCATGGTCTATATCGGTGTTCATACCTATAGCGAGCTTGCCAAGGCCCATACCGTAGATCGTGCCGAAGTTAAGGATCTTCACCGCTTTGCGCGGTAGCACCGTGCCGATAACGTTTGCGATGGCCTGCTGCACGTAAGCGTGAATGTCCATTCGTGGATTCGCGTTGTACGCCGCTAGCAAGGGGCCATCTTCGAAATGCGCCAAAATCCGTAGTTCCTGTTGGTCGTAGTCTCGGCCGGCGAATACGTGGGCGCGGTCGTCGGGCAGCACGTACTGGCGCACCAGTGGCAGCGGGGGCAGGTCAATCATCGTTGGATGTTCATACCCATCGCCCTTACCATCCCATTCCGTGGGTATGTTCATAAAGTTTGGGCTGCACGACATACGCCCGGTTCTGCTACCGGCCTGCTTGCCTTCTGTGTGCTTTACTTGATTCCAATTCGTATGCAGTATTCCACCTGTCCGCGCTATGGCCTCGGCCCACGGTTGCATGAATGTACCTAGCGCGGTGTTCAACCTGTTGCGGTAGCCAAGTACGTAGAACACTCGCTTATCCTTAAACAGGTCTATCGTCAGGTTCGCCTTGCTTACGCTCTTTTGGCCGGTCGGGGTCATTACAAAGTCTGTTACTACCCCGGCTTTTTCTAAGGCGTCGCCTACCTGTCGGTCCTTATCTAGTTCTAGGTCGGGCGCCTTTAACCTCTTACGCAGCCATGTTTCCGACTTCGACATGGCCTCTTGATAAATCTCGATATCCTTATTCAACACCGATTGGTCGATGCGTATGCCCTCGCGCTCATTCCTTAGCATTATCGGCATCAACTGCCGCTCGCGGTCGTACGCGCCGCCCATGCCCTGCGCTTGCACGATTGGGTAGAGTTTTTTGAATAATCTCAATGTACGCACTGTGTCCCCCACTGCGTACGGCGCCACAATTTCCACCGGGGCTTCGCTTATGTGCTGGCCCCAATCCTTTGGGGTGAACCTGCCGTACTTCGCCTCGATCTCTGCTTTGTGGGCTAGTACCCAGTTTTTCACCTTGTCCTGCTCTTCCGGCTTCATGCCGAGTATTTCTTCCGACATTGGTTTCAGCGACAAAGTCTTGCTGTGGGGGTACAGTAGAAACAGCAGGTAAAGCGTATCGTGAACACGTTGCCACGGCGGCAACTTTAAGCCCATGTGCACTTCCGCTACGTCAAGGTCAAACTTCGCGTTCTGGAACAGTAGCGGCACCTTGCCATTCCATAAGTCCTTCAATCTTGCCTTCGCCTGCGACAGCGTACAGTTATTCTTGCCATTGGGGTGGCCCCATGCGTAGTACGTACCTGACCGCGAACCCGGTAGAATAATACTTACGCCTACCGGGCGCGGCGGGTAGTTCGGCCTGCGAGCGATGCCCTTCGTCTCGAAGTCTATTGTTGCCACGGCAGGGCAGTTAGGCATTGGTAGACTCCCCCAGTGCGGCAAGCTCTGCATTTTCGCGCTGCCTGCGAAGTTCCCGAACACGGCCACGGGCTTTTTCCAGCCAGCGGTGTCTCTTCGGCCCGGCAAACTCCTTATCGTAGATTGCTTGGGCTTCGGCCTCGGTGCGGCAGTCGCGCAAGGCGTTTATTGTCTCGCGCCATGTTGGCTGCTGGTTCTGCTTCACGATATTTCTCCTTTGGTTTCGCCACTGGGCGAACCGGCACGATTACCGGCCCGCCCAATGCCGCTACGTGCGCCAACGCTAGGCTCGCGCCCGCCTTGGCGCGGCCCTGCGGCCCGCTGGTGCCTGTTCGCTCGCCTTGGCGCTGCCCTTGCGGCCCGCTGGTGCGCCCTGCCCGCTGCCCCTGCGCTGGGTTGCCTTGCTGGGCTTTTTGGCCGAGTCGTCTTCCTCCGCGTAGGTGTACGGGGCCATCATGTCTCCCACTACGCCATCGGCCTTTGCCAGTAGGTCCCCGATGTACTGTTCATCCACATCGCCAATGATGCGGAACTGCAGAACGAATTGGTAGTCGGGGTGCCGCTTGATTTTGATGCCGATGATAAATGCCAGTGGCGGCTTTTTCAACACCGTAATCTTCTTCACCAAGTCGTTCCATGCCTTGCCGCTAGTCGTCGGCACGGTAAGCATGTGCGGCTCGGCTTCGTCGATATTTTCCAGGTCGTCGGGGGTAATAAGCATCAGCCTGTTCTTGTCCTTACAGGCTTTGCCCTTGCCAGTGTCGGCGCTGTTCCATTGATTCCACTGGCAGGTTTTGCAGATGTCGTTTTGCAAGTCCTTTACATCTTCTGGCACTGGGGCGAGCAACTTCGCGTTGCGATTTATCGCATAGCAGTCGGGCGGCACGATGTTATCCGGATCGTACTTTTCCTTGAACCAATTTTTCTCGGCGCAGCTATCCAGTACGATGCACTGTAGTTCCTCGGTGTCGATTTCGTCACCGCCGATACTAAATGCTCCGCCACGCAACGAAATCTTCTTGCTGCCCATCGCTTGCGATTCTGCAGTTTCCTGTGCTATCGCTGCGCGCTTGGCCAGCTCCTCATCCCACTTCTGCATCTGCTTGCCGCTATCAGCGGGCTTTTTCTTTACTGCCATGTCAATCACTCCTTTTGTTGGGTGGGCACCATGTCAATAACGATGCCTTTTAGGTAGGTGAGTACAGCTAGTAAGTCAACTGCGCGGCCCTCTATACCTTGTACTACGCGATTGAGTCTTGTATAGCCTTTCTTCTTCTCCTCCTCGGTTTGGTCGGTGGGTTTCAGCACCACTAGATGCAGAATACATAGCACTTCGTTTTTCTCCACACTGTCGATAGTTTCGCGTAGCGATTCTAGTGAGTCACTACCTACGTTCGACGGTATGCCCTCGTCCGATAGACCGGATAAATGCAATGCGCTCGCGTACATTTCCATGTGCAGGTCATCCCCTTCCAGCATGGCCTCTATCATTTTCAACTTGTACTGGTTGGCATCCTTCTCTATATACTTGTCCTCGCGGGTAAGACAATCCGCACCTGCGGCCAGTGCCTCTGCTTTGTTAATGTCGTCGTTCATAGTTTTGTCAGACTCACCTTTACGTTGTTGAATTTGCCAACGCCGGGGATGGTCTTGCCATTTTCCCAACGCTCCCTTACTGCAACGCGGTTCAGCGCGCGGTTAAGCAGGTCGAATTCCCCCGTGCGCTTTATGTGGCGGTGTATCTTTAGCCAGTCTTCGGCTACAGGCTCTACCACTACGTTCAACTGGGCGCGGGCCAGTTTACCGCTCGCCCCCGTGGCGTCACTTTTCGGCAAAGTGTCCAGTATGTAGTTCTTTAGTTCCGTCTCGCGGGCTTGCAGCGCGTCCACCTGCTTTTGCATCGCCAGTCGCTGCGCGCGCACGCTGTACAGCATATCCGCCGCTTGCGCGGCATTCTTGGGCTTGCCCGACAGCTTTACCGTACTAGTGCCGTTGTTCTTGGGCTTCTTCGTGGCCATGCTAGTTACTCCCAGCAGGGGCGGGCCTTTGCGACCGCGTAGCTTCGAGAATCGGTAGCTGCGCTTCGGTAGGCACGTAAATAATCTGATCCTTCGTATCCTGCAGATTATTTACGAACAGGTATCGGAGGTAAGCCTCGTTGTTCTTAAGGCTGTTGCCGATAATCAGGTTGGCTCTGGCGACGCCGCCTGCCCGGATAACTTCTGCCTCGGCTAGCGACTGGGCCGATTCCTTCTTCGCCAGCGCATCTTGCACCATGACTTGCTTGCTGCTGATACTCTCGGCCAACTGCGCCTGCCCGCTTATGCGTGCACGGTACAGATTGTAGCGTGGCCACATCCAAAAAATACTGATAATGATAAGCGCGATCCCTACGACCACAATCAGCATGCCGATCTCGCCTTCGCCTTTTTGCTTATTCATATTCTTCGCTCCTCGGTTAAATGGTCCCCAACCTATTCGACAGACACCTGCTGGGGTAGGTGCCGGTGCCTGCACCCTAGTTAAAGAGTACAAACTGTCTTATTGTTCCAGGTACGTCGTTTCCAGGCCAAATTCTTGGCACACGTGCACCAACAACAAGCGCATACCGCCTTTCGACGTATCATCGTGCGCAGTTTGCAATCGGCTGATAAGACTGTAGTGGTTATACGACACTAACCCTTCGTCCACCAGTGCTTCCCACGGCTGGCCCTCGATGGTGTTAGCGGCAAGGTCGGTTTTGCTAAAGGTGCGATCTGCGGCTACCTTTGTATTCAGATCTGTGTATTCCTCATCGGTCATACAGTGCCCGGCGGCGCAACGTAGCGGCTTGTTCATTAGCAGGTGCCCGTTACTGTCTTCCTCGAAGCCGCGGTACCCGCAAGACTCCTCGGCGTTGATCAAGGACCGTTTGTAATCCTGCCGCGCCAGTCGGTAGCAAATGTGATCCGCCACTTGCTGCGCCGTACACTCGGCAAGGTTCGCCAACGTCACTACTTTGGGTTCTGTCACGACACGATCTCCTTTTCGAATGCTTTGTTCCAATCCACTTCGCCGGTCGCTGCCAAGTGGCGCAAAACCCTAGCCGCCTGTTGCGGAGTGATGTCGTAAGGACCGGGGCCACTGTAGATTACAGACGTCGACGAGGGCATGAATAACTCGATAGCTTGGTCGCAGGTAAGTTCAAGAATTTCCTCGGCTTCTTCGGCTATATGGGCTGATTCGGTAATCTCCCTATATGGGTACTGCATGGCTACTGCACAGCCCGCGATGCAGCCCGCCGTGCCGCATTTGTGACCATTGGCCCAGTGGACGCCGTACTTTGCGGCCAAGTTTTCTTCACCTCGTTGGTACCTACACGCGAAGTCCCCCATCTCGAAGCCCTGTACTTGGCCGATGCCGTCGATTTCGTCCCAGTGCTCCATCTTTTCGGCCAATGCGTTAATCTTGTCGATGTTCATGTTCGTTGCTCCTCGCTGTTTGCCCGACTGGGCACGCCCATTGTAACCGATTAGGTGCAAGCGTGCAACTAGCCAGTTACAAAATCACAACGCCGGGGTTAGCTACCAGCCACGCATCTCTACAACGTTTTAATTCCACACGTATGAAGTTACGGGTTTGATTTTTAGTGGCTTGATCAACACGCCACAATGTATCGGCACTCTTGAAATCTTCCGGTGTTGTCGGCACTGCCCCGTGCACTTTTTTGAATATGGCAGCGCGCTCAACTAAGTAACGATGGAACCTAGCAGCGTAAACTTCTTGCATATCAGGATCTGGCTTCGCGTATTTTTCATACAAAGCCATTATTTCAGCGCGCATAGTTCTGGGTAAATCATAAATCCTCCCTAAACCCCCGAAACGTGGGGAAACGTGGGGCGGCTTTCGACCCGGTGGGGAAGTAACGGTAAGTAACAACGCGGCCCGGTAGTGATTCCTTCAGCATCCACAGCCTCGCCCGCTCGCTGGCGGTGAATCCGCTGCCTATGCCGAATGCTGCGCCCGTCGCCACGTCGCGCACAGTCAACGCACCGAGTACGCCGCCCGCACGCTTGCCCGCCTTGTGGCTGGTGCGCTTACCATCCTCACCCTTTGCGTTGTCGTTATGCTGCAACTCTTCTACGCCGTCGATCACGGCTTCGCCATCTTTAAACCGCTTTATCTTTATCAACCATCCTTCGTTCAAGGTACTGCGGCCTGCCTTGTATTCCCCATCTGTGCTCCGAAGCATCAAGCCCTCGAAGCCCTTGGCTAGCGCGTCTGCCTCTAAGGCATTCAGCTGGTACTCGTTCTGCAATAACGCGTGGGGCACGTACATTAGCGCGTTCGCTACCTTCTTGCCGATGGCTACCACGCGCTGCGCGGCCTTGCGTAAACGAAGTTTGTATGGATCTTCGGGGCGGGTAAAGTCATCAAATACGTGCAGCCTTACATCGTGTATCGGCTTGTCCCTACTCATTACCGTGCTCGCCGTGGTTCTGTACACGTCCTTACCGTAGGCCACCCCATCAATCAGTTCACCATCCAGTCCTTCATACATTGCCTTGCCGTAGCGGGTTTGCAGGGCAGCGTTGGGAATCGGCTTGTTGTTGCGACTAACAAGCACGCCATCGACAACAGCGGCACGAATGCCATCAATTTTGAAACTTGCAAGAACTGGCCAGTCGATGCCCGAAAGGCTGTCAGGCGTTTTGGCAGCGAGCATGAACTTATGCGCCATGGGTCGGCTCCTCTTCAGCGGGTTCTGTACCAGACCAATCTACTTCGCCAGTTTCGAGCAGGTTACGCACGCAGGCCGCCGCCCATTCGCGGGTGATTGAATCTAAGTGATGCGCACCGCGCGCACCCCTCGCGTAAACCAGTTGACGGGCAGTATGTGTGTCTAGCCCAAGGTACTCCGCACTGATGCCACTATATAGCTGCTCGTCGTCGATGTTTCCACTCAACAAGGCCGCATAGCCACCGATGCAACAGACTGTACCGCAGGAATCCTCGTCGTAAAAGTACGTCATATCGAAACGCGGTTGCGTCGGTTCGGGGTGCTCTAACCATGCCAGCACTTTCTTTATGTTATCGACGTTCATCTTTCTTACTCCTCTTGTAAGTGGTGCCTACCCGCTGCACCGATGGTACTAATGGCAACAAACGACTCCGCTTATCCGGCAGCATCGCCACCTTTCTGCTTACATGCACTATGCGGTCTGTGTAACCTTTGTTCTTAGCCACGTTTCTCTCCTCCCACTGCGGCGATAAGGGCCGTCGCCGCTTCCCATGCGCCTCGCGCGGCGCGTTAATTCATGGGTTAGGTCACAAGGGCGCATAAGTAACCGGCACGGTTCCGTTTGCGATCGCGTCCATCAGTCTCCAGCACCATCGGGGCGCTCACGTCAACTCTCCATTTGCGATCATCCCGTGCCAATGCGGATCAAGTCCGACACTCGGAGCAAGGGTTAACGTTTCAAACGTGTCACCACTGACGCGATGATGGAATCCTTCATGTGGGAACGGCGTCATAAACCTGTCCTTCCAATTCGCTGGATCTATTGGCGGCCAAAATTGGACCGCAAGGCGCGTGCCTTTCTGGTGTCCACAAGTCGGGCATTTTTGCGTGCCACAATGCGGACACAGAAATGACACGCCGATATAGAACGATTCTTCCGTCGCCCAATTACCCGGCTGAATCCAGTGTGGCTCCAGATCGCGTAATTTCGTCACGTCACTCTCCTTTCGCGGGCTGTGGGGCGGCGGCATCCGCCATTCGTTCGGCGTCAGTAACGTTGCGGTGGCCGCACAAGTCGCACACGCTCGGCTGCCCCTGTGCGCCTTGCTCGGGGCGCGGTTTGGATGCTCCGAATCGGCGTAACACGGATTTCGCAATATCCAGAAATTCATCTTCGCTGCAAAACAGCAAAAATTCTTCCTCGACTGCAAATCGTTTCAATTCATCGTCGCTAGGCTCCGCCCGCTCACCCTCGCGCGCTTGTGCATCACCGCTAGGCGGCGGGCACATCACTGTGTGATATTCAGACGTTCCGGGGTGAATTGAATAGTAAAACGGCGATTTGGCAGGATCACCCTCGCGCGCGTCGTGGGCGGCTAGAGCGTCAAGGGCAAATTGAAATCCTTGCTTGCCCGTGAACACGGGGCTTTCCCTGCCCTCGGAATCACACGGCAAGAGTTCCTGCGGATACGCGCCGCGGTCGGCCATACTTTTGAATATTTTGACGCAATGGCGCAACGCCTCGGCCAGTTTCGATTCGCGGGTCATGACACATTCTCCTTGTGTGCTTCCTCGATCTGCTCGGCCGTGGCCTCGATTAGAATACGCTTTGCGTACTGCTTCGGCACGGTGCCCGCCATCTGGGGCGGGCTATAGAATACATCCCTCGTAACCTCGGTAAAAGGACAGTTCGGCGCGGCGATTTCGTATATCAGCTTCATCCCAGTAGCTCCTCGTAGATTTGGGGTACATGTACGGCCTCGAACGCTTCGTCACTCACTGGCCGGTCGCCTTGCGCAAGGTACGCATTGCACGCGCCCGATACCAAAAACTTGTCTGGATGGTCGAACGCACCCATGTACTCGGCGGCACGTTCTATTAGTCGTGGGTAGTCGTCTACAAGGTCTACGCCATTGTTGCGCGCGTAGGCCGCCAGTAACACGACACACGGCAGGCCGTCTACCGGTACTTCCTCCGACGCTAACTGCTCCCCATCGCGCCACACGGCCTTTAGCATGTCACGCGTTTCGATAGAGCAGTTGCCGAGGAATCGCTCTACCGTGAACCGTTCGATGGCGTGCTTGAAAAAGTCATCACTTGACATTGTGCGCACGGGGTTGTCGTCACGGGCCAAGCGCGGGCGACGTGGGGCTGAGTCATCTTCCTGCCTGCGTCGGCGGCTCATGACAATAGCCTCGTTAGTCCGAACCCTATGGCCATGCCCGCGGCTGCTATCGCCGCGCTCACTAGGTACCCAGTCATTTGGCCCACTTCGTACCCAGACTGCCAGTCCTGCGCGCTTGCGTTGTAATACATGTCACGCAGGTATTTCCGCCACAGGTAGTTCATCACGACAGTACCCTCCCCATTATCACGATTGTGAGTACGGCGCCGCTGATAATCCATACTACGGCCATCAGTAATTGCCGCCCGAAGTGCTTGTTTCTACGTCTCGGCGTTGTGCCGTCGATATGGTGTAGCAATCCTAGCCGACTGTATTCTGTCAGTATGTCGCTTCCTCGCTTTGTCCTCATTTGGTTCACCCCATCGCTGTTGTTTCACCCTTGCCCGATACTTCTTTAACTTTTCGTTTCTCCCGGGTATCTGCAAGTAGCGCAGTACCGTTATGTTCATCTGTAAATCACAATCGCTGCACACTGGCCTCCAGCCGTTGTTGTCCGCGCATATACTCCATTGGTAGCGCGCTGGTGCGTTGCATCGCACGCATTTCATTTTCCGCAGGGCGGCTTCTGTGTAGGGTCGCATTCTTGTAATTGGGTAGTTGCATGGCCCGCCAAGCATAGCGGCGCACCTAAGCAGTTACAAGCGTGCCGGCCGCCAGCGGTCGCGACCCTGCTAGCCCGTGCTAGCAGGCTGCCGCAATGCCGCCTAGCAGGCCCGCGCGGGCCGAGCCGCTAGGGTACCAGCGACCCTATGCCCGCGCGGGCCACTGGCACGCAGGCGTACGCGCTGGCGTAGCGTTAAACTTTCGTTAAAGCAGGTCTGCTGGCTGTTTACCCAGCCCGGCATGGTCGTGACTATGCAGGCGCGTGCGAATGCTCGCCTTACTTAGCGCAGGGGCATGAATGGGATGGTCCCACAGCGGTCCAGTGTCTTCTTCACCCAATACGACCATCATGCAACTGTTTATCAGCTTGCGTACTCCGGCCTGCCTGTCCTCTTCACCAAGGTTGAGTAATTCTGCCTCGGTAGTAGTGTGGCGGAACTTGCTTACTTCGATACCCGGCACCGGCTTGCCAGCAAAATTCACTACCTTGGCCAGCGCGATTATCGTTAACTCACCCGATTCCTTCTCAACGATGGTATGGAATCCCACGGCCACGAATTCCCCAGTATTCAGCTTTACTACATGGGCGGGCACCCGAATCGGGTTTACCCCATCCAGGGTTGTGTCTATACCTACAACCGGCAGGTTTGTCTTTTCGTAGTTCATTGTTTGTGTATCCCTGAGTTGTGCGATGCTACTCGGTGCGACGCTTCTCCACCGGCCATGTACGATACGCCGCCCACGTTTATTCTTACCAGCCAGCCATCGCCCGTTAGTGTCGCGCTTATCACCCTTTCCATGCCCCAGTCAGTTACTACCGACTGACCAAGCATTTCTGTTGCCAGCTTCGTTTCGCCGCTTGGCAAGTCGAATGGGGTATCTAAGCCGCCTATCCACGCCGCGCCACGATCTGTAATCAGGCGTATGCGTGGTCCCCAGTAACGCTGCAAGCCTTGTATTGTTCTGCTGTGCTTACCTGCCGACGTTGGCAAGTCGATGCAATCTATAACGCTGTAACCGGGTACGGCGTCCTTGGCTTGCAGCATACTGGTCAGCCACATTTCCTCACCTACGCAGTATCCGCCACCGCCGCCGCCGCCGCTACCACTGCCCGATCCACTTGCGGGTATCGTTACGTCACCCGATCCTATGTACACTACACCATCCGAATCGACGAGATTACTTTGGTCTGTGGTGGCTATCAGCGTTTGCGAGCCGCCGATGCCGTAGGGGTCAACAAAATAGAAGTACCAAGTCTGCGTAGTACCGCGCGTCTGAGTCTTGGTAACGCTTGCCGTCGAGTACGATACCTGTGCCGAGCCACCCAGAAACGTACAAGCCGCACAAGTGAACACTATGCTGGCAGGAGTCGCCGTGTTGTACGTGTACGAAATGGGAGTAGCCGTAAGCAGTGACCGTACGCCAAGCCAGTTGATAGGCAGCAAGTTATTCTGGTCTCCCAATTTACTACCACTGCCCTTCGTGTCGAGCTGACTGGGGCCGGGCACCCAGTGACTCGGTGCGGTTATACCGCCCTGCTGCTTCTCAACCATGAATCGATCTGTGTAGATAACGCTGGTGCTGTCGCCCAGCCCAGCCCGGTTAGCCCGAATGAAAAAGTGACACCGCTTGGCATTGGTAGGCTGAGCAGAAGTGTCGATGACAGCGCTGTACCGCGTACTAGGATTGTTACCCGCCCCCACCTTGAACCCTGGGCTGAAGTAGTAGGTACCATCTTCATACATAAACCCTACGTCTACATTAGTCAGTCCGGCAAGCAGTGACGTAGCCACGGCGTAAAACGATACGATGTACTTGCCCGGATAGAGTTCGAGATTGAATGAAGAACCCGATGGAGCGAACCGGGTTGCATCTTGCGTGTAGGTACTTATCGACGTGAATGCGAGATACGACCCACCCGCTGCGTCGCCAAACGCGCTGGAAATGTAGTTGTGCGTACCCGGTGGGCTACTCTTGATGATAAGTGGCAAGTTCGCGCCCGGCGCAAAGTAGGTGTATTGCGATGGAAGAATGTTCGCGCTGTTCATACCGCTTACTTGGTTTTGAATAAGCGCGCGGTTGTATATGGCGTCGAGCAGGCTCGACTTGGTAGTCCACACAGCTTGGAATTTAGACCGGAAGGTCGTGCCGACAATCGTGGTATTGCCGCTCATGTTGTTCCACGCTACCGGGGTGGTCAACGTGGCAAGGTACGCCGTTAACGCGGTAATGGCGTTGTCATAGGCTGTCTTTTCTGTGGCTGTACCCCACGCATCCGCTTGGGCGTCGATACCCGACTTTTCAGCAATTATCACATTATAGTCTGTAACTACCGTGGTCTTTTCGGTTTTGCTCAGGTTGTTGTCGCTCGCAATCGTGGCCAGTGCCGCCGATGCGGCTGCCGCTGCCGCCGCTGCTTCGGTCACCGCTTCACCCAGTGCTGCTGTCACTGCACTAGGGTCCGTCTGGTCGGGCACCAGTAAGTCTTCACTCGTCGTCATTACGCTGCCGATACCCGATGCGTTTACCGCCGCGACGCGCGCGGTGTACAGCCCGGCTAGCACGTTGTTCAACTGATACATCAAGCCCTTTTGTGGCGGCAGAGTTATCCAGTTACCGTTATCCTTGCGATATTGCAACGTGTACTTGACTGCGTTCGGCGTACTGGCCCACGATATGAATAGCGTAGTACCAGCCGACACTTGATGCACAGTCGGGAATGCCTCGAGAATAACTACGCTGGGCGCAGCCTGCGCACTTGGCGGTACTACACTAATGGGCGGGGTAAGAATAGGCGTGCCGAGATCGATGGCATCGTACTTACTTTGATTCACCGCCGCGGCGGTTACACTCACGACCATGCCCGCGCCCGTGTCGTCTGTACTGTCCTCCGATACCGACACGATTCTAAACTGCTGGGCTACCAGCGACGTTTTCTCGACCAGCCATACCGACTGCGGCAACGGCGCTACGGTGAACGGTGTAGTAACGTGCAACGTGCGCCCGCCGATAATGCTGGTTATGGTGCGGCTTTGCGTAGTACCGTCTGGCATCACGCAAGTCAAGGTGTCCCCCACGCTTATCGACCCTACGCTTACGGCGCTCGCCAGTGCGGCGTTATCCAAATGCACGTTTACTGCATAGGTTTGTACTCCCTGCTTATGCAGGCTTGCTTGCAACGTGGTACCCGCTACTGCGAACGCACCCGTGTAAGTCTGCGTACTCGGTACGTGCGCGCCACCTATCGCAGCGGCCAGAGTCGTGGGGTCGAGAGTTATGTTGGCGGTAAGCGTGCGATGTACGTTGCCGATGGCAGCGGCTAACGTTGTATCTGCCATTGTCGCCAGCAGCGAAAAGTTTTCTGTCTCGAACGTGCCGGTATCGTAGCTGTCCCGAATACTGCGCATTGTTGTTATGCTTTGCGTAGCTACTTCGCCACCTGTTGTGTCCTTCGTACGGAACACGATGCCGGCCATGGAATAGTCGTGCTTTATCCACACCACGGTGCCGAAGCTGCCAGCCATCCAGTAGTCGCCCGTTACCGGCTCGATCCAGAGACCCCACTCGTAGTGCCACGGCTCGTCCGGGAATATGGGTGAATGTACGACGCTGGTAGTGGGGAAGTATTCGCTCGCTTCGACGGGCACCCACGCAGGGTCATCCAGCAGCCTACGCCACTCTGTCAACGTACCATCCATCAACTTCTGCGCAATCGTTGTCAGTACCGGGTAGCTGCATTGCACGCCACCGGCAGGCATGGGGGATGAACATACTAGCTGCGTGCCCGTGATACCGTAGAGCGTGCGGTACGCAACAGCCATGTCCGACCGCTTGTACAGCGGCAGGTTCATCTGCGTGTCCATGTGCTTTTGCAAGTGCATGGAGTCGTACGAGAACAAACCGATATCAGCCCCATTGCCCGAGCCGAATGTCGCCAAACACTGATCTACAGTTTGGTTGGGGTTCTGTGGGTCGCAAGTGCGCCCGTTAGCGGTATCGTAACCGCTAATCATTACGCAGTAGTTCCAGTCTGTTATTGTAAATGGGTTGCCCGCATCCGCACGAACCTGGCACGCCCAGCCCACGTATATAGATTTGGACACCGATGCGACCGCGGCTACGTCCGTATCCAACGGTATGGGGTGGGTTCCGTCGGCCACACCGCCGCTGCAAATAACTCCAGCTGTGTTGAATAGGCGCCAGTGGAAGCTATACCCGCCATCCGCATTCGCTGCCGCCGTTGCCGCTGCGATGCGCTGCGCTTGCGATATGCCCGGTGCGACAGTAGCCGCTAGCGCCGTAGATGCGAGCGTGGCTGATAAGTCGTAGTCTTCCTCGAACGTATCGCCCAGTCCCTCGACGGCGCTCAGTAACGTGGTGTCTGCAAGGGTCTGTGCAAGCGTAAAGGTTCTATTACCACTGCCGCCCAGCGTAGCGGCTAGCGTCGCGCTAACGGTCTTGGCCAGCGACAATGCGTGGCCCTCTACCATACCTGCCGCTACGCTCGCGCCCGCTAATGTCGCGGCTAGAGTAAGCTGCTTTATGCTCGCTATGGCCGCCGCGACACTCGCGCCCGCCGTCGTTGTCGCCAGCGAGTAAGTCTCCTGCGGTATCGGTATATACGTGATGACTATGACGCCTTGCGCACCATCACCAGTCACACCCGTATTGCTACTGCCGCCCGCGCCTCCGTACAGCCCACCATTGCCCGCTGCGGTCGTCGCATTGCCCGCGCCACCGCCACCGCCGCTACCTGCCGAGCCCCATTCAGTACCCGCCGCACCGTTGTTGAATGCTGTGCCGCCCGCACCACCAGCGCCCGCACCACCAGCGCCGCCCGCATTGGTCGCAGTAACACCGGGCTGCCCTGCACCACCCGGCCCGCCAGCGCCACCGCTACCGCCACCGGCCGCGCCCGCACCACCAGCATAGGTAATATCCCCCACGCTGGTAGCGCCGCTGCCGCCGCCTCGGGCAAGAACGGTACTGGGGGATACAAACCAAGTGTCCCCACCATCGTTAATATCTGTTGTCGTCGATCCCTCGCCACCCTCGCCAATCTGGTAACTTATTACGTCACCGGGCGTCAACGACAAGGCGTCTACCCGTGCGTAATCGCCGCCTGCTACTCCCACTGGGGGTACACGCAACCGACCGCCGCGACCGCCGCCGATGCACTCTACCTTGGCAGTCAAACAATCCGACGGCACTGTCCAGGGTGTTGAGTCATCTGTCAGTATAATCTGGGTACCGCTCGGGTTAATGTCTACGAACGTTGCTGCCAGCGATGCACCTACCGTCTTGGCCAGCGTGAATGTCGTGACTACCGGTGCCGTACCTGCCAATGCCGCTGCCAACGTGGCGTCTGCCAACGTGGCGGCGAGCGTGTTAGGGTGTCCCACCGCAGCGGCGGCTGCTAAGGCGGTACCAGCAGTAGTCACCGCCAGTGCGAAACCATGCCCGTTAATCAGGGCTACATTTACAGTGGCGTCAGCTAGCGTTGCGACCAGTGTGTCAGTGTACGAATGCGTCAAGGCCAACGCTGATGCGACTGTGGTGCCAGCTAGCGTTGCGGCTAGGGTGTCCGTAAGTTCCTTAATCAGCGATGCTGACACGCCTACTGGGTCAGTTGTTGCGTCCAGCGAGTAGTTATCCCCTTCGTTAAATGCCGCTGCCAATGCTGCGCCTGCCGTGGCACTGAATGTATAAGTCACTAGTGGGGTGTACTCTATAACAAGCAGGCCGTCACCACCCGCGCCGCCGTTATGCCCTTTCGATCCACCACCGCCCGCTCCGGGGCCACCTGCACCGCCGTTCGTGCTTAGGCTGCCCGCGCCGCCGCCACCGGGGCCGGTCGAGCCCCATTCACTGCCTGTGCCGCCGTTTGCGCCGCCTGTAGCGCCGCCTGCGCCGCCTGCGCCACCATCGCCAGCCCCGCCGACAATGCCCGCCCCACCGTTACTCCCGTTTGCGGCTGGGCCTGCCGCGCCGCCGCCGCCACTGGTGGGCGTGCCGCCTGTATGTACGCCACCGATGGCAGTGTCTCCACTGCCCGCGCCTTTGCCTAGGCACTGGGTCGTCCCGGTATTGTCCTTAATCCAGGTACTTGTTCCGTTGTTGTGGGTCGTTAAACTTGCGGTGCCTGCGCCACCTGTCCCCACGTTAAAGTCTGTACCTGCCGACAATACCGCGCCGATGGTAAGCGCAAGGTTCGAGAACTCGGAGTAATCGCCACCGATGCCGCCGCCGCCACTAGCGGCGACGTTTATGCCAGACTGACCACCGCCAAGGCAGCGAATCGTGTTCGCTCCATTATTCCAGTCCGACGGCACTGTCCATGTGCCGTCTGCACTGGTAAGTATTACCCGAGTTGTCACAGCCTACCCCTTGTTATCAAGCGTTACCTTCGGTAAGGGTGAAGCTGGTGATTGTCTCAGTGTCGCCTACGCCAACGGTCGTGCTCGATGCGATCATGTCGCCACCGCCGCCCGAAGTCGTGACCGTACCCTGCATGTGACAGGTTGTGGCGCCCGAATCAAGAATGCGGAAGTAACCGACAGTGCCCGCATTCGTCGCGGTACCAGTCCAGGAACCCGACAAGGACTTTACGCCGCCCGATGCGGCACTTAGCCAGTCCGACGGCAATGTCAATTCTGCAAGCAGCGTACCGGTCTGCGTTGCAGCGCAGTTTGCCGGGGCCGAACCTGAAAGCAAGCGCAGCTTGGGGGCAGTACCTATGGTGGACTCGGTAACATCCGCCCGAGCATTGCGTACCGCGGTTGAAAATTGCAAAGCCATGACTCTACACTCCTATTGAATCGCGTCAACGACGACGCTGGTGGTTGTTGCCGACACTACGCGGCCAGCTCTGCGTTTTCCAGCTCTTGCTGAATCAAGTATCTTTGCTACGTGCCCCGGCATTACCGGGGCGGTGTCTAGTCCTGCTCCGAACGTCACCAATTCTGAATCTAGTACCGACGTGTACAAAATCCACAAGCCGAACCGGCGAGCCTGTCCTTGCGACTTGCACCACATGGCGGTAACTTGAGTCTCCTGTATGCCGTAGCGGTCAATCACTTTTTGGTCGGGGTACTCTACATATTCCACCTTTTGCTGGCCGAAGTCATTATCGTCTATGTAGCTTACCAGTGCCGCCGTGTAACGAGTATCCTTCGACGTGCCTTGGTAATTGAACTCACCATTGACCACATTGGCGTCGCTGTACACCATCGTGGGGTCGGTCGGCATATCTGCGCTTGCGTTAATCACGCCGCCCGCCCAATAGGCGATGCCACGGAATACGCTGGCGAGATCGCTAAGCACTTGATACGCACTGGCCTGTTGCTGTAAGTAGACGGCGCACGTAAAGCGCGGCTCCATACCGCCATTACCATCGGGCACCAGTCCATCGCAATACTGCGCGATTGTGTAAAGACCCCACTTATTGACTTGGCTGGCGGTAACATAATTGCCAAGACCATAGCGAGTGTTAAGGATAAGGTCGTAGAACACCCATGCCGGATTATCTGTCCAGGCTATTTTGAATGTACCATCCCACACGCCTGTGTAAACTCTGGTGAGAGGGTTGTAGTTGGTCGGCACCTTAATCACTCGGCCATAGAGATCGTAAGCCCGCGTAGGGATACTCGAGAATTGCTCGGCGTCGATAACAATGCCGATGAGTGCCGTGTTCGGATAGCGATAAACGGAGTCAACTATTTCAGTGTAACTCTGTATCGTCGTGGTGTCCGCTATCGTCGCAAGGTTCGCGTTCGCAGTTAGTCTGCGCACACGCACAGTCCAACCGCTCGTCGCTGTGGGCAAGCTTATCGTATGCGCCCGCTCGTATTCGCCCGTCGCGTGGCCGTCGAAGGAACTGGTGATTTTCGTAACGTACGCGCCGCCATCAGTTGCTAAATCTATGGCGTAATCAATCCTGTAACCTACGATGTCGCCTGTCGTCGTGTCGTCCTTACTCAAACTCGGTATTCCCAACCTTATGCGAAGGCTCGTTAGAGTAAGGTCATTTATCGCCTGCACCCACGGCGCGGTCGATTTAAGTTCTAGCCCTACACCGATTTCGTTCTGCACACTGGGGAAGCCCGCCATAGCGGATTGAGTTTGCGTACCAAGGCGGCTGTCGATGACTACGTTTTTAAAGTTGAGCGAACCGTCGGCGTTCGCCACGGGCGTTCCATCTAAATAAATGTCTTGTAGACAACCCGCCGTGCCATGGGCGAAGCCCAGTATCTGGCCTTCACTAACTACGTCTACAATCCTTGCCAGCGCGGTGCTGTGCAGGCTGTTAGGTGCTTCGGTTGCGGCATGGGGCGTGCTGTCACCACCCTTATAACCGCACCACGGCATTGTGTGACGGGTAATCATGCTGGGCCCTCCACACGGCCGTTCATCATATCGCCACCGCCACCCATGCCGCCTGTTGATCCACCGGTTACCGGCGGGGCTACGGCCAAGGAACTGTCCTGTACGTCTATCCCCGCACTTGCCACGGCGCTGCCGACCTTTAACCGACCGTAGAGCAACGGTACGGGGTGACCCTGTGCCTCGGTATTGACAATACCACTGAATGCGTAGCTGGGAGTGCTGTCTGCATTCTCCTTGGTCGATAAACTCTTAGGGTGGGGTGCAAGTAATTGCACGATACCGCCAGCAATCAACCCTATGCCGGCGATAACTAAATCTTGGGCTACTATTCCCGCCAGCCCGCCAGACCCAACGCCGATGTAGAGTCCTACTACGATAAGCACAATTCCAAGAATAATGTTTATGATGCCGCCGTTCTTCTTGCCCATATACACGGGCGCGATGCGAATATCGTCACCACCTATATCGAACAACAGCTCATCTTCGGTAAGGTTATTCTTGCCGGCGAACACGGCATAGGCCACGCCGAAGTTATGGGATTCACTCATCCACTTGCGAAAACCCTTTAGCTGGCTATCCAAAGCCGCTATCGCTTCGCGCGGCGATGCGACGTCCATGCGAAACACCCGGCCAAACTTTCGGCCCAGTGTTCCATACAACCGAATGTTCCTAACCATCGTCCTGCCCTCTATATCGCACGATCTTCCTAGTCATCTCGGCCCATTGCCCGCCGTACACGTCGATGCACGAAAGTCGGCCATAAAGATGATGAACGAACTTGCCGTTACCGAGATACACCCCGGCATGGTTCACTTTATCTGACAACACCTGCATAAGAATCACATCCCCTACCTGCTCTAACTGGGGCACTTCTACAAACCCGGCCTTGGCGAAGTTTTCTAGGTACAAATCTCCGCCTTTGTGCCACCAGTTATCTTCCCGCTCGAAGTTTGGCAAGTCAATACCACGCACTTCTCGATACCAGTCTCGAATCAACGTATAGCAGTCCTGTACGCCGTGCACAAATTCTCGCCCCAGCAACGGGGGCTTTTCACCGGTCGGTACTATATCTAGCACTCCGACCACTTTCGGCGAAGCGTCCGGCTCTGCTGGGTCCTTATGCACTGCTACTATTATCCACGGCAGCTTCGATGCTTCGCACGCCGCTTTGTCGCCTGCGCTTGGCCGTACCGGACCATCGGGGTGACTATGTACGATGGCAAGTATCTGGCCACGATCCTCGGCGTCTGCCGACTGCGCTGCTGGTATGCTAAATGCCTTGGTCGGCGTTTCGTGCGCGTTATCACACGGCACGTAAACTTCCTTACCCTTCACATTCAGTAACAACCCGCACGATTCTTTCGGGTATTCTGTTATGGCGTGTTCCGAAACCTTGGCTAGCGTTTGTTCGTTCATGTTGTTCTCGTTATGCCCGCGCCGACGAATCCACCGAAGGGCAGCGGCTTGCGCGCGCCGAAACGAAGTATGCATCCGCTTGGGCGGTGACTGCAAGCATCTTGCGTGGGGTCGCTTGTGGGCGTGTCGTCTATCTTCGCTACTGGCCCGCCCGCGTAGCTGCATTCTGCACTACGGTAAATCCAGGTGCATTGATTCGCCACGATCTTGCGACGCGGCAACTGCACGTTGCTAAAGTCTAGTGCCGAGCGAAGTTCAAACTGCACCACCTTGTTATTCTCTGCTGCTTTGCGATTGATAATCCATGCTTCTGGCGGTAACGATTGCGTGGGGTCGGCCGTAGGGTTCACACCGCCGAAGTTTGCAGCATCGAGATACTTACCGAGCGTGCGAATACGGGTGACAGTCGCCCCCACGAGATCGTTGAACATAAGGCAAAGAGCAGTTATGCTGCCATCTGTATTGCCAACAGACAGTGTGGGGACGGGCTGTTGCTTGCCCGTGCGCGCGAAGCCATCGGCCGCGATGGGCCAAGGTGAATATTGATTCGCCGCCCAGACGATGTTGCCGACTTGCGTATACCCGTGAAAACGCTCCAGGCTCGCGCCCAGCGCAAGCGCGTCGAGAATCCACAGCTCGACCAGCGCGCCGGGTTCGAGTTTTTGAATATCGCTAAGGACAGTCATGGCGAGAACTTCTCGACGAACGTGGCGGTAATGGTGTTCCAACCCGCGCCGTGGGGTATGTGATGATAGGTAACAACCTTGAACAGTGCTGCTACGGTATTCAATGGGGGCGTCCAATTAAACGCAGCGAAGCCTTGATGCGCGTCGAAGAAGGCCATAATGTCCGTAGCATCGTCGTCATTGCACACGAACGTTAGTGGATAGCTGCGGGTTCTGTTATTTATTCCATCGGCAACCTCTTGGCTGTACCCGTCGCCAAATTGCGCCGCGCGAACGCGAAAGTTGATCTCGGCCTCGGGATCGACCTGTGGAATCCACCCGAATGTTGCAATGGGCATTATGCTGCACTCCAGAGTACGCCGCCGGGCCGCTGCTGGTCCTTAATGACCTGCAAAACTTGCGCCTTTATCAACGCTGCCAGCTTGGCCCCAGCCTTGCTGGCGTCATCGTTCGACGCGCCTTGCTTCGTGGCACCCTTATTATCTACTATCGTGGTGATGTTTATGCTGCCGATGTTCAGACCACCACCGCTCATACCGCTGGCGTTAACGCCCAGCTTGCCGTTTACTCTCGTTAAGGGCAGTATGCCTTCGTCCCCTGCCTCGCCCATTACTCCACGACCGCCGCCAGCGTAAGCGAACGCCGTGGGCCGGCTCACTACGCCACCGGTTGCGAACGCAGTGATCTCGCCCTGCGCACCGTAGGCCCGGCCATTGGCAGCGTAGCTAGCGTAGGTACCTGCGCCACCTGTATCGAGATCGACACTAACCCCGCTGCCCGCGTTGCCAACGCCGCTACCCAATAATGCCCCCAGTATCGCAGTAATCAATTTCGACGCCGCTATCTTTATAGCCATCTGGGCGAGGTCGGCCAGTATCGACGATATCAACGACTTAAAGTTCAACTTGCCCGTCGTTACGAAAGTAGTCAGGGCATCGGTCATCTTACCGAACGCCCCAGTTACGAAGTCTTGGGTTGCACCAGCTACGTTCTGCCCTTCCTCCTGTATGCTTATTAAGGCTTTCTTCGCGCCTAGTGCCCAACTACCTTCCTCCGTTGTAAGATTCTTGTAGTATTCATGTACTTGGTCGATGGCCTGCTGGCGCAGATCACTTTCTTGGTTTAGAAAATCGACTGCTGCGTCATGTACTTTCTGGTTGGCCGAACCCAGGTCTTGCTTGGCCTGTATATCTGCACGGTCAAACCTTGTCTGTGCATTACCAAGGTCCTGTAATTCTTCTAACTGCTGCCCGCTCGACGTGTAATACTTCAGATTCGCAGCCGCGTTGGCCGCGTAATCCTGGTTCTCAATCTTTAGTCGCTCAAGGGTACGGGCTAAGTCATCCTTAGCCGTCTTAGCTTCTTGGTCTGCCTTTATCGACGCACGCTGGGCCTGTACGCTGTCATTCAGTGGCTTTACCGATGCTAAATCTGCAAGTATTTTCTTCCTCTGGGCATCGTTAAGCTTATCACCAGCCTTAGCAAGCTGATTCTTTACATTGATTGAATATTTCTCGAAGTCCGATACCTTTTTGTTAGTATCTAACTCTTGCTGCAAATTATCCTTGTAGTCCTGTATCTTGGCTATAAGTTCTTCGTACTCATTTGCCTGCGCCTTTATGCCGGGGTCGGGCTTTATGGCGTACTTCTTCAATGTATCCGTTACGTTGCGGGCGTAGGTTCCACCTTGGGGATTACCCTGCGCATCTAGAGTTATTCCCTCTTTCTTAGCTTCAGCGGCGTTATTCTTTACTAACTGCGTGGCGTCGTATTTCAGCTTATTTAATTCAGCCTGCTTCTTGGCATTCTTATCTAGAGCTTCGGAGTCATCATTCCAAGCCAAGGTGGCCCTACGTGAAGCATCGGCCGCAGCCTGCTGCGCAGCGGCGGCGTTCTTGGGGGCGTTGCTCGCCGCCAGCTTCGCCACAGCATCTTGGTAATCTGACAATGCTTTTGTCAGTTCACGACGAGCTAGGGTGGCGCCTAAGGATTTTGGCGCTTCCTTCGCCCAAGAATCAAATTCTTGCCTAGCGACGGTTAATGTATGCAGTGCATCATCTGCTGCATTAGCTAGGGTATTAGGACGGCCCACGTTCCCCAACGTGCGCATCATGTTATTCCAGGCGTAACCTATATCATGCGCCCAGGTTATTAGTGTTCCAGAATCTTTCCCTACATCGGCAGTACGCTGGTGCACCGCATCCGCAAGTGCCTTTACCGCTATCTGCCCCGCCGCGTAGGCATCCCCCAACTTCTCCAGCGAATCTATTTGATCCTGCTGGGCATTGGTAAGCATGTGATATTGCTGCTGAGCTTCCTCAATGGCGCCCTTACTACCCTGCTGCAACTTGAGGAATAGTTCCGCCGACTTGTCAGTAGCCTCGCCCGAAAGTGTGGATAGATCAGTGACTGCTTGAATAAGCATCTGGTACTGTCGGGGGTCGAACGCCCCGATAGCTGCAACGCTCTTCGCTGCATCCTTGGCTGTACTTAGCGATTCTCCCTTACCTTGCGCGGCATCTGCATACATCTGTAAAGCATCTGCACTACTTTGTGCTGCGCGACCTGTCAGCAACAACGACTTATTCAGTGCATCTGTATAGTTCGCAGCTTTTATCTGTGCAGTAATGAATATTCCGAGCGCCGCAACTATTCCCGCAATAATAGCGCCAGTCCCGCTAAATGCAAGACGGAGCAAGCCCGTGCGGTTTGCTAGCGTCGCGGTCGTGCCGAGTAGGCGCGTATAATTACCACGCAAGCCTTCTGCTAGTAGCGCGCCGTATTCTGTAACCGCCCTGCCGCTTGCCAAGGCTTCGAGTCTAAATCCCGCCTGCATCGCGGTCGCAGTCTTCGCCGCTGCGGCTAGCCCACCCGTTGCTTTGGTCGTTGTTGTTAAAGCTCCTAGCTGCCCTTCCAACGCGGCCTTCATCGCTACGATCTGGGGCTTGGTCGTACCCATCGCGCCGAGCTGGGCGATCATGCCCTTTATCTTGCCCGCACTCAGACCACTTAGATCCCCCAGACTTGCTACCGCCGCCGCCGCCGCTGCACTGTCCTTCGCAAATTGTTGCCCTGCTGCCGCCGCCTTCCTGGCGGCTACTTCTTCATCCGATATCTTACTGGTAGCCGCTGCCGAGTAGTTACCAGATATGGGCGGGATAATGCCCGCCCCAAAACCCGGCATCGCCGCCACCGCTGCGCTACGCTGGGCTGCTGCTGCGGCTTGTGCCCCTGCTGCTTCTTGCTCTGTTAATTCTGCGAAATACTGTTTATTCAGGCGCAGTCTGTTTGCCAGCGTAGCCTTCCACGAACCTTCTCTGGCGAGCTGAGCCAGCCGGTCGATAGAAGATATTTCTGCTTCGCCCGTTTCTTCTTGGGCGGCAAGCTGGGCGTAGTAAGTTCTGCTCGCCGCTACGCGGTCTTGCAGGGTTTTCTTCCAGTTACCTGTCGATGCTAGGTCTGGTAAGCTGGTCTTGGCCAGCTTGTTCATATCTTGCTGCATCTGGTTCAGGGCGCTGCGCACGCCCCGGCCCGACACAGCGAGCTTATCCATATCTCGCTGCATCGTGCTCAGTACACCTTGCGTACGCACGCCCGATGCCGTAAAGGCATCCATATCGGCTCGCGCGGCCTTTACGCTGGTACTGTCTACACTTACCTTAAGACTAGCGACTTCATCGACCACGGCGTACTCCATCCAGCGCCATCAGTAACTCAATTTCCCACCGTGTAAAATGCTTCCCTGCCAATTTGCACCACGCTGCCAATTCTGAATAAGTTAATGGGCTGGCCAAATCTACCAAAATACCTGACAAGTACAGTAGGTGCTCTGGTGGGTCTACTAACTCCATTAACTCCTTTGGCTTTATTCCTGTTTGCCGCCAGACCTGTTCTAGATGGTGCCGCTTGGGATATCCATTGCTGCCAAGCGGCACAGCTAGTTTTATCTCGCCTTTGAACCAGTCAACGAGCTGGCTGGCGGATTGCTGAAAAAACGCTTGGCGTCGTCGGCTACTCCCGATACCAAGTCCTGTAGTTGCGGTGCATCACGCAGTAATTCCACCACTGCATCCTGCGTACATGGCGTATCGAAACTCCAAGCCGTTACCAGTGGCGCTAGCAACCGCAGTACACTTTCCCGAGCAAACTCTGCTCTTGCCTCGGGCTTCGGGTTGGTGGCCGCAAACTCTGCAATTCTGCGGCGGTTGTCGTCGTTGGCATTGCGAAAAGCGTCTGACAGGCTCGAGATTACTTCGATCCAATCGCCAGTTTCTTCACCCGTTGCCGGGTCAGGTAGCTGTACTCGCACGGGCACGCTCGCACGATCGCGGGTTTTGTATCTACTCATTGCTGCACTCGCCACGTTGGGGATTTCCACTTGCTGCGGCTTGTTCATAGTAGCGCTCCTCTGTTAGGCCGATCAGGACGACCGGGTGATTTGCAGGTTGGTACCAGTAACGCTGTCATACAACCCTTGGAAGTTCATCGAGATACTCACTGGACCTTCGTCGTTAGTCGGTACGTCGCCCGAAGTGTACTTGAGTTTCGGTACCAGAAAATCGAAGGAATTAGTGCCGTCACTACAATGGAACGCGAGAGACGAAATGGTTTCCTGGACAAACTTGTTGTAGAGTGCAGCCGTCTCGAAGTATGCAACCATCGAGCCCGTTAAGTCACTGCGACCGATACTCGGCTCGAGAGACATGTTGGACCCAATGACGTTGCGCGCCGCAAGGCCGTTCTTGAGCGAAAGATTTACCTCGCTCACTACTGCGATGGCCGAGCCGCCTTCCTGCACTGTTCCACTCAGTGCGTTCATAGGCTGGGTTACGCCCGCCGCCGGGTAGGTCGCGCCAGCGATGATCGCTTCAGCTACTGCCACGGATTGGCCCATGAACCCGAAATCGGAAGTGACGATGCCGCCGACAGTGGCCTTTAAGTCCCACGTATCAATTTCCATACCGAGGTAGCGAATATACTCGCCAATATCTTGGAAATCGCGCTCGATGGTAAATGACTTGCGCAGGATGCCGTTCTTCAGAACGTTGGTTGTCCAGGTGCCGCCCAGCGCAGCTTCCATGAAGTCGTCGTGTGAATGATTTGACAGCTCGGTGTTGATGCTGCCCTTGGCCGAGATAAGGCCGTGGGTAATGCCGGGTATCTGTCGATCCGCCCTCAGTTCTTGTGATTGAAAGATAGTCTTGTCGAGCGCAAGACTGTTACCGTTGTTACGAAGTGCCTTGAACACGGGCGTAGCGGGAGTGACGCCGTAGGCAGTCTCCGCGATGTACCCGATGCTTTGGCGAGAACCAGAAGCCTGACCCATGACACACTCCTATCGTTGAGTACGAGAATACCAGTAAACCGAAACGCTGCACACGTAGCCCGCCGTTGCCTCGCTTGTTCGGACAGATGACGGCGAGCTACGCCGAACATAAACCGTCTGTCCGTTTTTAGTCAATGCTATGCCTGCTTTGAAAGCATCCAGCACTTGTTGAACATAGTCGTAGATAGCCTTTATACCTGAATCAACCGGGGCCACAATATCGACTTGGAACACGCCTGAGTATTCATCCATACCACCGTCGCCAAGTGATATAGTCATGCGCTGGGCATTCAAGTTGTATGTGCGCGCGTAGAAACCTTCCTGTGGGTCGAAGGACACTGCCTCGTATGCAGTAGGTAGATTCATACCGATGGCGATGTAATGATCGACCAGAGCGCCGTTTATATTGTTGAGTACGCTATCGTTACTCATGGGTGCATCCTCGCCGCTACGCCCCGTACGATAGTCTTCCACTTGGCGATGTTTATGCGGACCATGCCAAATGGAGCCTGCTCCTTGCTACGACCGTATTCCAGTTCAATAATGTAGTAGAGATTATTAGTCAGCCATGCCTTTTGCGAAGCGTCGGGCTGGATAGTCTGTAGTACCGCCGCCTTGGCATAACTGCGCGTAGGGTCTGCAAATTCATTTACTCCTGGTACGGGCGCACCCATGCTCGGCTGCCAGTTAGTCACGGCAAGGCCAGTCTTTACCGGCGTAGCGTCGATAATGTCGGTGAACACCGCTATCGAAATCTGGCGATGAGCTTCATCTAACGTAGCACCAGCCTTCTCAGCAAACGCCGCTAGCTGCCCGCCAAAATCTGTACCGAATCGTCTTCTCATGACCGCACCTGAAATATAAAGAGTACCGGCGTACCCGTGGGGCTAAGTATCTGCTTGTTGATAATCTTCCAAATCTCTTCGTTCGACTCGCCTTTATTGAGTATGATTACATCGGTGATGGCGGGCACCAACCCCGGCAAGGCGTCTGTATAGATAAGTTCATCGTTCGATTGTATATTCTCCAAACCTACTTCCTGTATGTACTCTTCAGTAACATTCAGTTTAACACCATGCAAGGTGTAGTCTGTATCAGCCGCGCTGCCCGTGTACTCACCTGCACTGGGGTCGTATGTCCTCCCCGCTGGGCGGCGAAGAGTAATTTCCATACCTTCATCCTGCATCGTTGCCGATACATCGGCGGCGATCTGGGGGTAGTCAGTACTCATCCACGCACCGCCCTTACTCCGTTACCGGCAGCGTACAGTTGCGAAAGCAGTTGATCAACATACGGTATGGTCGGCAGCGGATTGGCAGCTATGGAGCTATCGTACTTGAATTCCAATGGACCGATCTTCTTATCGGTGAGCGCGCCAGCTACGTTCGCTTGAATAAGCGGGTAAAAATCTATCGTTTGCGCGGCGATAGCAAGTTCCATCTGGGCAGTCTTTAGCTGCGCCGGTATCGCAGTGTTGGAGAAACACCCAGTGTCGTCCAGCCATACATAGTTCCTGGGCCAACTCAATGCTTGATCAGTGTAGGTACGATTCCCTCTATACCTCGATGCCCGCGCCTCGATATAACGCATTGCCTTTACCAGCAGGATTTCTCTAGCCGCGCCATCGCTGGGCAAGGTCGCGCCGATAGTCGCCGCGTAGGCTGTAAGGTCACCATCCGACACGTAACTGTTAGCGTTGGGAACATCCGAGCCATCTTCCACTACCAGCGCCATTTCGTTCTCCCGAAACTGCCCCGGCACTACACCGGGGCAGTGATCCGTACCACCCAGTTACTCTGCTTCCTGCGCTGCCTTGTTGGCCGGGCTACCCGGATGATCCGGGTTGTTAGCCTTAAAGGCATCCAGATGCTCGGCAAACGTGGGACCATCTTCACCCCACTTCGCCTTGCTTTCGTGGGTCCACGCCTTGTCCTGCTTGGCACTTTCCACAAACTCGCGGTCGCCCGTGGTCATATCCTCGGGGTAGAACTTCTTGCGCCGCGATTCCTCCAACTCCTGCTGCTGCTTCTCGGCAGCGAGCTGCTCCGGACGCTTCCGCTGCTGTTGCTGCTTTTTGTCATCAGCGGGCTTGGACGTATCGCCATTGTTGGCGGTTTTGTCATTAGTTGCCATGTTGCGTACTCCTATTGCGGCGTCGATTATGCGTTGACGACCAAGAACGCCATCGGGATGATCTTGCGTGCAACCACGCGCTGCCAGTTAGTAGCGAGTTTGAGATCGGCCCATGTGGGGGAGATGCCGGGACCGGTGATCGTCGCACCCAGCCACTTATAGCCGAACGGGTGGATCACCCACGTCCTACGACTCCACAGCGTTTCGATGCCGCCACCATTACCACGATCAGGCGAACGGTAATACTCGAACGGAACCTTTACCGTACCATTGCCGTAGCCGAAAGCACCCTGACCATACAGCGCGCACAGATACTGCAGATTCGCACCCGTGCCCGTGCCGACGGTTGGCATTCCATCATCCACCAGCAGCACCTTGCCCATGTATGTGGGAATGACGAGCTGGCCGAGCGCGTTCGGGATGAACTGAATCAACTGCTGCTTCACCAGCGAAGCGTAAATCACGCTGTGCATGGCGATAGCCCCGATCTTGTTCAACCGATCACCCAGCGTCATGACGCCACCGACGAAAGCGTTGGCGCTGAACTGGTTGGCACTTGTGACAGTGCCGGTAGCGAGCGAGATGTCGTAGATCATATCGCTGGCGTTGTCGGCCTTGTTGTCGTTGTAGATGCCGATGGTAGTTGAGATCAATCGCTTCTGGAGCTGTTCTACCCAGTATTGATCGATGTGCGTCGCCACGAAACGCAGCGGATCACTGCCTGCCAGCGCCGCCACGAGATCGGCAGCCTGGAAGCCCTCGGCCAGAAACGCCTTGCGGGCGATCTGCTCGGCCGCGCTGACCTTTGCCGGGGTTGCGATGTCAGTGTAGACGTCGTTCGAGTAGCTGGGCTCGGTGCTGGAATCGAGCGGCAGCCAGAACGGCATATCGGTGAGAGAACCAGGACCGCTAGCCAATTCGTTCATCTGGCCATTCGTGACCATGATGCCCGACTTGACGAATGCAGTGCTGACGATGGAGTCTTCTACCTGATACGAAGCGAAGATCTCAGGTACGAAGACATCCGAGAGTTGCGTAGTTGCCATAACGGCTTACTCCAAGTTGGTGGTTACAACCCCATGAATGGGGCGTCTGCAGCTTTTTTCTCCGCCTCTTTCTTCGCTACGGCTACCAGCCGATTGAATTCTTGAGGGTTCTTTTTCAGCAGCTCTGCACGTTCTTTTGAGTTCATCTCGTTCAGAGGTTTGGTAGCACCGCCACCTTTCTTACCGGGAGTAGCATCAGCACCGCTGCCGCTTCCACCCTGCGCACGCATTATAGGCGCATACTTTTCATTTTTGTAGTACTCTTCTTTCAGCTCGTCAATGGTAACTGCCGATGGCTTACCATCCCTAGTCAATACGCGAGTCACCGGCTCGCCATCGACGATTTCCACCTGCAACCTTTGCTTCATGTCGGTAGCGATCAGGTCGGGCACCGTACTTATGTCTGCCGCGGCCTGCATAGCCACATCATCGACAAATACCTTGCGCAACGTTTTCTCTAACGACTGGATTCGAGTTTCGTACTGGGCCTTGGACTCGCCCAGCTTGCGCTCGTAATCCTTTTCGAGACTGGCCCGCGCCACCTGTACGTCGCCATTCTGCTGCGACCGCAGCGTCTCTACTTCCGACTGCAACGACAACGCTTGCGTGCGAGCATCGTCGCGCTCTCGTTCTGCAATCTTCCGCAGCCCAGCTTCGTGCTCCTTCGCCCTCTTCAATGGGCCAGCATCGTCATCTTCGATCTGCAGGTGATACTTGCCATCGGCTTCTTGCTTGTACTCACCCTTGACCACGTCGTTGAGGCCATCCAAGTTATCGAGGATCTTCTTTAACATGATACGTTACTCCTAGGGCACCGCCCTTTAGGGGGTCACCGACCCGTTGATGGTTTCCGAGGTATCTGCCCCGGCGACTTCTTTTGCATCTTCGCTGCCTTCCTACGTTTGTTCGGGGCCAGTGGGCTTACTGGGTCTCCGTTCACATTCGACACCGGCGGCTCCGTCTTATTGCCCGGCGCACCCGGCTCTACTCCCAGCGGGGCTGGGTATTCTTCTAATTGATCCATAGCTTCGTCGTCATCTACAGTGGCGATATTGCCCTTGCGCAGTATCGACCGCGCCTCGGGGAATGTGATAAGGCCAGCCTGCCACTCCAGCAACAACTGTTGCCGATCCAACGTGCTCATACGCAGCACGTCGAAGTTTGTATTCACCAAGTACGCAGCATCCTTCACCAATACGCCTACATATGCGCCCGCTGCACGTAGCGCGAACGCATAGGCTTTGGTGATATTCTTCGCTGCGGTCATCAGCAGCGAAGTTTCCGATTCGTCGTCCAGGCCCGCTTCCTTCGCTGAACGCTGCACGTAGTTACCCTGCACCAGTCGCGCACCCAGCGAAATGGCATCCTCTTTTTTCTGCTTCATCGCTTCCAGGGATAGTTGCGATTCCTGCAACTGCAACAGCTTCGCATCTGCTTTCTCGGGTAGTAATATAGGATTGGTGCTACCCAGTACCACTGTGCCGCCCATCACTTCGTCAACCCAATTCTTACTTAGCCCTATCAGCACCGGCGTGGGCTGACCCAGAACATACACCATTTCCTCAAAGTCACAAGAATTACGAAAGTGTGCGATGTTCAGATTGGCCAGGTCCAGCAGCGGCATGGGGCCAACATCCGAATCATTGTTCTTAGCGCCCACAAATGTGAATGGTATGTACTTGAAAGGTTTACGGCTCTTACCGGTAAGCGGCTTGACTAACTTGCCTACTTCCATAGCGCTGGTGTCCACCTTCTGCCTGTACACCTGTACGGTATACTCACCAGCATCATCCAACCGCAGTACCCGCCACTGTGGGCCGTAAGTCACGGCGAAGCCATCGTCATCCACTGGGTACTGTTCCAGTAACACCACCAACGACAACCTCTTTATGCCGTTGATCGTTGTCGTGCGCCAGTTGATAATTTCTTCCGCCCGATATGTAATCAAAGTGGGGCGAACCTCCCCCGACAATTCTTGTAACCGCGTTGTATCAGCATTAGTTTGCGGGTAATCAACGAATATGCCGACGCGGCCCGTGGTCAGTACCTCAGCCAACAATCCCTGCGCCTGCTGATCCATAGTCAAGCCGCTACCATCTACATCGTTGTACAACACCAGCAATTCTTCAGGAAGCGTAACGATAGGCTCTTTACTGAACACGGTGCCGACCATACCGTCACGAGTACGCCCAGTGAAATTATAGTAGTTGCCGCGGGTCAGATAATCCCTGTTACGCTGTAAGTTATCGAGGCTGCTATCCATCGGGTTGATAGCGGGCACGTACGGACTAATGGAAATGGGCTGCCCCGAAACCGGCATGAGCGATGGATATTGATTCGCCGCTGCCGCGATAGCCTGCTGCCCCGCACATGCGTCACGCATTAACTGCCATGTGAGCAAATTGTCGTTAACTTCCGAGCGAACATAATTCACATTCGGCGTCGGCTCGGCGGCCTTTTTCTTCTTGCGCTTTGTACCAGTGCTGTCTACATTCGACGTAGACTGCACTTGATTGCTGGGTGTGGAACCCGCAAGGTAGGGCTGATTTGGCACGTAAACAGTAGACATGTTGTAGGTTCCTATCGCGCCCGTACTACCTTGATGTTCTTGGCTGTTCTATCCACGCCCGCAAGTATGCGGTAGCGAGTACCATCCCAAGGATGATCTTCTGCATCCGAATCTACATCGTCTGGGTCATCTTCGTCACGGGGCAACACGGGTATCGTACCAGTGGCTCCGGCACAATGCGACATAAAGTAGATGCCCGGCCCCTCGCCGGTTATCGACGCTTCTAGGCGATCTCGCATCAACTGCACGCCGATAATTCTACTGCCCGCGCCCTTGTCGCTCACATCCCAGTACACATCCTCATCGCTCATCAACTTTTCAATTGTTTCTGTCTTACGCTCGTACACGTTGCGAATCTGATTATCAGCTGGCCCCAAAGCTACCTTGCCTGATATCCACCTACCTTCTCGCAACATTTTTTCCTTCGAGTTGATGCCTACGGCTACATCCTTGGCCGACATCAACAATCCTTTATTCGTACCGATTTCTCTTGTACCGTACCATTCATGCACCAATATGAGCGAGCCACGTTGTGGGGTAAACGTGGTGCCATCCGGCATCTTTACTTCCTCACCGTTTGCTACCGCCCACCAGCCAACCCAGAATGGGTGGGTCGAACCCCAATCCATCGAACGGTCCACGTACCAGCCGGCAGGAATCTTGAAGCGCGGCTTGATGTGAACCTCAGGCCTCCATACGTCGTCGAACGCGCCACCGGCTACGACATCCCAGTCGCCCCAGAGCCATGCCTTGCGCTTGTTGTCATCCGTAATGCTTTCTAGCTCGGCCACGTACTCGGGAGATAGAAATATGTTCTCTTTATAGCTGCCGAATATGCGAATCTGGGTACGCGCTATGTCCTCGCGTTGCTGCGTGCGCGGGTTGAACACATTCACGACCTTGGCAGTAATCTCGCCGGGCGCAGACACGTCGATAAACCGACGCTTGACCCAGTTATGCCCAGGACCGAAAGGGTTTGTTGTACTGAATACTTCCAGCGGTATTTCTGGTAGCAGCTTACCATCCGGTAATGGATATTGGCTTGGTATGAACGATGTACGATTGCACGACATCATGGCATCGTAGAGTTCACTTGTCGGGTATTTCGTTAACTCATTCCAACCAAGGTAAGGGTATTCATGGCCATGGTAATTCCAGTAATCAGCGAGCCGTTTTATGTGCCGGAACAAAAGTTCCTCACCTGTCGGCCACATCCACCTGCCGCCGCCGCCAGCACCGCTGAATCGTGCACCGTCGTTAAATTCTGTAAACCAACGCTGGCTCTTACCAATAAGGTCATCGAGATTCTTATACTGCCGATCGAAAATAATCCCCCGCCAGAATCGGCCATAGCCCAGCCCGACTCTACTGCGAAAGCGCATCAACTGCACGTCGGTCTTGCCCGGCCCACGCGTGCCCTCGAATAGAATGTGATTACACGGTGCCGTCAACGCAATTTCCTGGCTGCCCCGCAAGGGAGCCCAGACTACGCGGGGCATTACCGCTGCGCTGGCGTTACTTGCGAACATCTTCTTTCAGTTTCCGTTGGCTCTTGATAGCCATCTTTTCCCACTCTTCCTGAGTCGTGCCGAACGGCACCAACATCACACCGCGTACATTGTCGTCGCCGGGGTCCTTATCCTCCGGGTACATGTCATAGATTTCGGCCAGCTCGCGCAGCGCAGTATTCCGAGCGGCGTGGGTAGCATTCTTGTCGAAAGCTATGTCGATCCAACCCGCGATGATGCGCTGCGGGGTGATCATATCTTTTAGGTCGGACTCGTCAGTACGGCGTTTGATCTCTTGCAGTATGTGTTCATCAGCCATCCACACCTGCACCTGCCGCTTGACTGTGATACGACTGACCCCCACTCGCAACGCCGCTGCATGGGCGTCGCGATCCACCAGGAATTCGTCTATAAAGCGTTCCTGCGGATCGGGTTTCTGGCTGCGCTTAGTCATACCACACTCCTTCGGGGTCCTAGCCGCCGCAGTGGCGGCTAGGTTTGCCGATGCGCTTATCTCTGCGCCTTACCAGCGTCATCCCACGCTTGCTTGCCCGCTGCGTACTGTGCCTGCGCCGTCGCCCACGCAGCCGGGTCGTTCGCCTTGACCTTGTTAGCCAAGTCAATCACGCCTTCTGCCAGCGGCAGCAACTTCAACAACGCTTCGATCAGCTCGGTGGTTTCCATTACTGGTTACTCCCATACTTGGCGGCGAGAGTCGTGAGTTCTGACAATGCCGCGGTGAATGCTTGCGACTTCAGTTGTTCGGAAGTCGGTGGATTGGGGGCCGTACAAACCGGCGTGGTCACTGCTAGGGCTTGGTCCACCGCCGAAACTTCGGTAGGCGATAGCTTGCTGCGCTGCATCGCCAGCACGCTTGTTGCCGTGCCGATGCTTCCACAGGCTAGCGTAGCGTCTTGCTGTGTGCTCATGTTACTGCACGACGCGCCCATCGTTACCAGCCCTACTAACATAAGGGCTGCGATCATATACTTCAGTTTCTTCATTGCTGCTGCTCCTTCTGAGTGGCATTTTCTGCATCTGCAGACACCTGTGCCACGTTGGGGTTAGCGGATGGTGTAGCCGCTGACATTCGACTATTGGCGACCGCCGCGTCGCGGCTACTGCCAAAGAAGAAACCTACCACGTCGCCAAACTTCGCGGCCAGGATTCCGAATATGATGTTTGCAAGATCTCGGTTATCGACCGGTATAGCGTGGAACACCAGCAAGTACACAAGTCCGCAAAATGATAGAGTTGTGACTGTGCCTACCGCGAAACTCAAACTATCATTCTTGGTGATCATAGTCTTCCCCTAAATCCGGTAATTCTACTGTTTTACCAGCCAATGCGTGCGTGCAATCAGTAAGAAACTCAATTCGCCCCTCGCGTACGAAGCTATGGCAGACTTGCGGCTTACCCGGTATGTCGTGCCCTTGCCACTTACTAAGTATTGAGGGTAAAAATGTGGGCTTTTCCATATCGCCATTGAACTGCCACCGCGGGCCATCGTTACTTGGGTCGGGCTCTACTCCAGGTGGGGTCCAATACACGGGCAAAATTACGTGACCAGCAGCCTGCCTTTTCAAAAGTTTGCAGCCGGGGCAGATAAACAGAATACCGTAGATTTCATTAGTGCCTGCGTACTTGATTATCCGCGCTTTCATTTCACATTCCCCATGTAGCCCGGTAGCCAGCCTTTCGCCAATCGCAACCTAACTAAGTCTGCCGCCTCGTCCTTCGTAATCTTGCCGTCCGAATTCTCATCGAGCCGGCTGTTCTGGCGATATGGGGTGCCGCCACTGAAGAGGATAGCGTCGCCGCTCGCGCCGATGTAATGCGGGGCCAGAATCGCCATGTACATATCCCCAAACCCGCGAATGCGACCAGCATAAGGCTTGAAGTATTCATACACCGGCCCGAGCATCTGCTCGACTGCGCTCATTGCTTCTACCTGTTCTACGGTGTACCCAAGCCCCGGTATAGTAGTCTTGGGCATGAATTGAATGAGGCCTATTGCACCGCTGCCCGCTAAGTTTTTCACGGTGGGGCTGAATGTTTCGGCACTCTCGAATGCTACGCACGTCAGCAGCCAACTGCCGAAGTCCGTCGGCATGGCCAGCTTTTGCACCGTCTCGAGCGTTGCCATTGCCAATGCGTCGCCCGCCTTACCTGCCCATGCCATTAACATTGTCATAATTCCTGTAAAAGAAAGTGCAGCGGCGTGGCGTTAAGCCTAACCTTGCCTTGGACTAATCAGCAAGTTGCCCGCCGCCGCACTTATTCTTCACTTACTGCTGCGGCGCGGCCGGGGTGTTCGCCGTGATGGCGTCGGCCAGAGCTTGGTCGTTCGCACCGATCTTGTCGCTGAGTGCTTGAACCTGCGACATGTCGCCCGATGCAATCGCGGCGTCGAGTTCTGTCTTCAACGATTGCAGCAGGGCGATAGCCGAGCCGGTGACGGTGGTGTTCTGCTCGACGTTTGTCTTGAGACTATCGATTTCGCCTGACATTTCCTTCTCCTGTTTTGCAAGTAGCCGCAGCAACCCTGCGGTTTCACGGGTGTTCGCGAGAATTGCATCCATCTTGCCGTCCATCTCTCGCAGTAATTGACGACTGGATTTCCTAAGTGGCCACATCTTGTTCTCCACTTTGTTTGTAGCGTTTACAGCTTTCTCTTGCTGCCCAGCGAAATAGCTCGGGGTCGGTGATCTTCACTGCATCTTTCGGGCCGATTGTAACCGAATTAGCCAAGGTCGATGCGATAAGGCCCAGCTCACCCATTTTTGAGTCTACCTGTACCATCATATTCATGGCGTGCCTCGCGAGTTCTTCTATTCGTTCTGGAGAACCAGGAATATTCATCCTCTCGGCCAGCGAAATGATGCGCTGAAGGTTTGCACGTATAGCCTGTCTTTCCACTTCATTGGTCCTATCCTCAGTTCTTTCCGAATAGCGTCATCAGTGCGCGACCGAACAACGAAAGCGCACCGACCAAAACACTCATCACCAGCACCAGCATCCTCCAGCCGCCGCGTGTGCGCGCCAACGCATCCACTACGGGGTCGAGCTTCTTGTCAATGTCCTGTAATCGCAGCTCGACCGCGTTAATCCTCCCTTCGAGCCTCCCCAATACTCGTTCTTTAGACTCGGTTGTCATGGCCGCAGCCACATGTAGATAAGCGCCATCACACCCATGCCGCATAAAAATGCCAGCCACAGTTTCCAGGCACTCGCATGATCAGTATGACGGCGCTTGTTCATTATGCGTCCTTCGGTGCTTGCGGGGCTGCTTCGTCCGGCTGCCAAGCGCCGATATTGCTACCGTCGCCCGTGCCGCCACCCGCTGCTTTTACGCTAACGGTTTGCTTGGTCATGTTCGACTCGCCCGATACATCCAGCGCCGTCAACGTTACTCTGTAGTCTCCATCGGCGGGGTAATCTACTTCTACTTCGCCCCCTACCACGCCTTCGTGGCTGCCGGTGTTGTCGCCATAATCCCATATCACCCGGTTTATGGTGCTGCCGTCGTCGGTCGAAGTGTCTTTTAACGTCGCCTTTAATCCATCCGTTGCTACGATAAAGCTCGCCTTGGGGTTGCCCGGTGGGGGCGGCGGTGGCGCACCGGCGGCGTGCTGAATAAGTACGTCTGGGTAGGTGCCGTCGGAGTTCTGTTGCAGCACCACTGTAATTTGCTTGCTCATGGCTGTGCTCCTCCTACTGCTGGTGGCGCGCCTATGCCCGCGCCCGCTGCCGGGCTACCGCTCTTTAGCGACCAATCAAAGGCCGAGATATCTTCGTTTTTCAACAGTGGGTCGATGCACTTCAGGCCCGGTGTGGAGCAGTCGGTGTTACGGGTCTGCCAGACTATGTTGTTGGCGTACTGCACTAGCGCCTTGTTCGCCGGCGGGTCACCAAACCATGTGAAGCAGGCTTGGCCCTGTCCGTTATAAGCGGGCTTGCCGACGAAGATATTGTTGTTTATGTCGTAGACGTCGCTGGAGTCCACTGGCGGTCGCGGGTCGTCGCCACTACCATACTCCGGGTCGCCTTCTAATAGGCAGTTGCCTTCGCCTACTAGGGTATTCCAAGCGAATGTAATCTTCTCGTTCTTACCGGCGAAGTCCAGTACCTCACTACCCGTTGCGCGACACGGGTTCGGCGCGACTGGCATCGCAGTGCCCTTGTAGCGCGTGCAGCGGTTGATGAATACATTGCTGGTGATGCTGGCGTTGCCAGAAACTTTGAAGTCGTTGCCGACATTCCCATAGAACCAGCAATGATCAACCTTGACAGAGCCGGTACCGTTTGCGTATAGCGTGTCGATGCCGTCGCTGGTGTTGCCATAGATTGCACAGCCAGTGCCGAGTGGGCGGGTACCCTGGAATATGTAGGTGCCACCTGTCCATGCAAGGCCGAATCCGTCACCGTAGCCGCCTTGGGTGCCGGCAGTTTCCTGATTAAAGCATCCAACCGCTACGGTACTGGGCGGGATTTCGCTGCAACCGTTGTATTTGATTACCGGGTCAGTGAATATCGTGGTGCCGTCGCTGGTGCTGTTCTTGTTATTCCCGCCTAAGTCACCATTCCAGCCCGCGCTGCTGTTGTTACTCAGTACGATGTTCGGTACGTTTACTATGCCGTGGGTTCTACCGGCATTTATTCCTGTCACCAATCCGTGTACGAATAGTCTATCTAGCGTCGGGTTCGTGGCATCCTGTATGTGGATGCCTGTTTGCGCCCATGTGCCGACATCCTTACCCCAACTTCTACTACACGCCGTTATTCCTGGTACTGCGGGGCTGGGGCTGTAGCCGGGGATGCACGAGCTGTGATCGGTTATTTCGAGACACGACAGCTTTACGTTGCTGGTATTGTCGAGATTCAGTACCCACTGTGCACCCTCGGTGCCCCATAGCTGGGTCTGCTTGGTGCAGTCTCCCTGCATGGTCACGCCGCTGGGTAAGGGCTGGGGTACGCAGGCGTACTCGGCGGCGGGGTAGCAGATTTGTGGGTTGAGTGATGCGTTAGTAGCTGAGTACCCGATAAGGTACTGGCCCGCGCCGATGTGCAGAGTATCACCGGATTTGATGAGTGCCTTGGTAACGCCATTTGAAACACTGGGTGGAAATACCTGCATTGGGTTATTCCAGGCACAGTGCTTGCTGGAATTGATGCCGGTGTTCGTAGTGCCGTCGCATTGCGTGGCGGTGCCGCCGGTTGGTAGAATGTAGTAGTCTGTGGCGTGGACGTTCTGTACTAACAGTACGCCTAATGCGCTTGTTAGTGACAGCAGTAATGTCAGTATTCGTGGATTCATGGTTTGCTCCTCTGGTGGTGAGTGTCATGGTGACTTTGTGCCACGGTGACTCTGGATTTGGGATTTTGGACTTCGTGTGTAAGGTACATGAGGCAGCTCGAAAGCGACGTACTTGGGCATATAGGGGTGACACTTATGAACAGGATGTTAGCAGGATACCCACAGACTTATACACAGAGTTATGAACATTCTATACACAGAGTTACTAAGTTTCCTCACGCTGGGTTATGCACAAGTATGTTGTCACTATAATACAGTTATCTAAGCATTATCTTTTCCGATTATAGTGCGCGACGTGCGTGGTGCATTGTTACGTTGCGCGAGGAGCATACGAAACGAAGGACACCACGCACGCGCGCGGGCGCATATACGCATAGCACGCAGCACAATGCAACGTTGCGCTATGCGGTCGAAGTGTGCTATTCGCGTGCGCAGCGCGAAGGTGACTGGTAACGTGGTGACTCGGTTATTTCGTAACGGGGCCAATGGGTTAGGCCAACATGTAGCAAATGCGAAACAACGAAATGTTGTAATGGGGCGGGTTTGGCGGTCTTGTTTCAGTATTTCAGTATTTCAGTATATTTATAAAGGTATAGTAAGGTTGCAATTCCACTGGAATTAAGAATAATGGAATTTTGAATAGTAGAACTAATAACTATAGTTATATGCTTGGCGAACCTGAAATAGTGTAATAGCGAAACAAAGACCAAAATAACCGCGCCACTATGCGGTTTCGCCGTTTCGCATTGTGCTCGCATTCGCCTAACCCATTGGCCAGCTTAACAATTTTACAAAAAACTAGGGACATCGACCTAACCCATTGTTTTTTCTAACTTTTCGGCCGATTATTTTTGTTCCATCAGATGACCGCCGCGAAAATTGTGTAGCAACTCGACCCATGCGGGCCCAAATTGTTCCAAAAACGTTACAATGTAACATCGCCGCGCATACCCAAAGCGCCAACGTTACAATGTAACAAAACACCAGAATTTGGAACAAATATTGCAACGCACGCGCGCCCGGTTCGCTTACCGGCCCCCATTGTACGAACCTTAACCGCAGTTAAACAGCCTTGCACCTAGCCAGTTGCAGGGGACCAAAACCTGTTATGCTTCGTGCCGCTGGAAATTCCCAGCCCAATGCGAGGCATACGAAAATGGCAAAGCAGGCGAAAAACGCGAAGGCCGCTAAAGGCGCGACGAAGCAAGCAAGCACGGGTCGCAAGGTCGCCAAGTTGCAAAAGCCCGCCACGAAGTCGGCACAGTCGTCGCAGCAGGGCAAGGCGCGCAAGGCACCGGCCACGAAGCAAGCAAAGCGTGCACGCTCGGCGCAAGCCGGCACGATGCAATACAACCCGGCCAACGTAGCCGCACGCGAAGCACGCGCTGCGACGAAGGCGAAGCACGGGTATGCAAGCATTGCCGATGCGCTGCCCGACCTACGCAAGCTGCTGGTGAAGGGCGGCGTTACCGTCGATGGTGCGCGCGACACGCTGGGGTTGTGCCGCAAGTCGGTGCGCAAACTACTTGCCGAAGCGAAGGCCAAACGCGGCGACGACGGCACGTATAGCGCCAAGTAGCCCACCCATGCAGCACGCACCATTAGTACCGGCCCGGCTATCGTAGCGGGCCGGCTTTGTTTGCCTAGGCAACAAAACACGCGGCCCGGCGCGCAACCGTGCAACCCCACGAAACGAGGCAACGACAATGCAATACGAAAGCACACTGCAATACGATGCGCTGCTCGCGTGCACGCCACGCACCGATGCAACATTCGCGCATCGCGCAGCATGGCAGGCATTCGACACTGCGACCCGCCACGCCGATGCGACCTTGCGCGAAGCGCTGGCGATTGCCGACTACAATGCACCGAGCGGCATCGCCTATCGGCACCTATGCAACGTCGCGCACGCGCACCATCGCAGCGCCATGTTCGCGGCCATAAATACGCTGCGCTGCACGCTCGCCGCAATCGAGCGGGCTGCACGCTTGGCCGCTGCATCGCCAATGCCGACCGCTTGCAAGGTTGTGCGGCACGGCACCAGCATCGGTTTGTCGCACCGGTAATGGCCGCGATCGAGCGCCACCCAAGGCCGGGCCGCGAGCTTTAGCGCGACCCATCGGCAACGGTACCCAAGCCCGCCGCAATGGCGGGCTTTTCGTTTGCAGCGCCTAAGCTTGCACGTGCGCCTGCCTGGTATCGAAGCCGCACCAATGCCCGCCGAACCGGCGCGCGGCCCATAGCGGCGAGCCTGTGCAGCCTATAGCCAAGGCCCGGCGCCACGATGCCCGCCAAGCTTTACCATTTGCGCCACAAGCGCCGCGCGGGCCGAGTCGCTAGGGTAGGCTAGGCCAATGCCGCGACGAGCGCCTGCACGAGCTGGCGAAGCCTGCCACTGGGGCGGGCATCGCCACTAGGCCGCGCCGACCGGGCCGCGACGCCATACGCCACCGTATAGCCCTGCACCTATACTCTTTCGTATCGTTGCATCGCAGCAAGACTAGTGGGTGAGAACAGACTTTGCGGGCCAAGTACAGCGCAAGTCACATAATACCAGCATTCCTATTTCGCCGGGCCATGTATGCGAGCGGGTTGTGTATCGTCTTGGCGTGTATCGACGTTGTACTTTATAACTCAATTCTTTGGCGTGTATCCACAACCTTTGCATGTCGCGCACGTTGTGTAGCCGATAACACGGAACTTGCGCTGTTTAACGTGTGCGCCTTGGCCACTGCACGCATTGCATATATCCCCATAGATATCGAGCTCTACAAATAGCTTGCGGCGCAAATCAAGCTGCGACAACATTCTGTAGGCCAACGCCAGTCGTGCAAACGCATGTGTATCGCCCCCACGGTCGGGATGCGCTTGCGCTGCGGCACGTTTCCATGCCGCCTTTATATCTTCGAAGCTGCTTTGTGTATTGCAGCCCAACAACTCAAACACTTCGAACACCGTTACTAGCGGTTGTGTATTCATCTCTGCTTAACTCCCATTCTACGCATGTTTCTTGCACGCTCGTTATCGTAGTGCGCCGCCAGCTCGCGCAACGACATATTTTCCAGCCCCTTTATGGGCCTTATCGACCACAGTCTGTGCTGGCCATCTGCCGTACGTATTGGCATACCATCACCCACTTTGGCGAAGCCCTGCCTTGTAAGTTCTCGCGACAGGCCATTCACCGTTACCTTGGTGCTCTTGCCATTTTCGTATAGTACCAACAGGTCCTCACTCCGCCATAAGGCGAACGGCGCCACATGGCCGTCTACCGATAAGGCTCCATCGGGGTTTTCCTTTAGCTGGCTTACCCAATACGCCAGGTCACTACGTCCTGCGTCCATCATATCCCGCTTGCTTTTGGTCATCATCGCCCGGCCACTTGGGTTAAAATCGCCAAGGTCGAGCGTAAGTAAGTGGTGGAACAGCGCGGGTATGCCCGGCCCTACTGTTAGCTTGGGTCCCATCCAAGGCTCGTATACTCCACTGTACCAAGGTTCGGGCAGCGCAGGCGCGCGGACTTCGTGAATAAAGTAGCGGCGGTCGTTGTCTTCGAGGAAGAACGAGTCGGGATGGTTGCTCGTAAAGTAGTAGTTGATAACGTCGGGCACGGTGTAGGCGGGGATGAACTTGGGGTTGAGCCTTAGCAACTGTCTTGTTATCATTGACTTCATTTTGTCCGACATACCCCGCTTGTCGCCAGTGGTTATTTCGTCCCCCATTATGAATTGTTTGTTCTCGGCCCACTCGTTGTGCACCTGCTTTAGTTCTTCGTCGCCAATTTCCGTAGCGTTGCGGCCGTATATCTTCATCAACGTGTAGCCTATTAAGCTCTTGCCCGTGCCTTGGGCCAGCCCCCATATTACCGCGCTGCTGTACAGCTTTACTCCTGGGTGCTGCAATGGGTAGGCACACCAACGTTCGAACCAGAGTCTGCTGTCAGGTTCTTTGTGGAATATCATGTCGAGCAGCATATTCCATGGTGTTATGTCGCCCGGCACCGGTTCGCAGCCCCAGCCCGGCCAAATGTTCAACTCGCGCTTTTCTGTAACCTTCGGCTCGCCCGGCGCGTAGGTTATGCGCGGCACTTCGGCTCTGCTCGGCCATTGTATCCATTCCTTCGGTGCGCTCTTGCGGGTTTTTACCGTACCCTTCTTACTCTGTGTTTCCTCTACAAACGTGCGTGTGCTGAATGCATGGTCGGTAAATGCGCGCGGCGACATGCGCTGCATATTGTCCATGCGGAATATAAGACCGGGGTCGCGTACATACACGACATCTTCATTTAGCCTGTGCAGTTCTTTCGCGTTCGCCCATATTTCTGCTTCTTCGAGCAGGCGTTCTAACGACGGTACACCCTTCTTTACTATGTAGTCGTCCAGACCCATCTTCTCATCTTCGTCCATCGGCAGCCTTACGATGTGTGGCTCTGCACCACGTTCCGTTAATGCCTTTGCCAAAGCATTCTCTGCCTGCATTACCATCGGATTGGTAACAGCGTCGCTGTCGTACACAATGAATACCGGTCGTTGCTCCCATTTAAAGTCGTCGAACGCGGGCAACATGTCCATCTTTCTTTTACCTGCGCGCCAGCTCCATACACCACCCAAGCCCACGCACGCATATTCTGTATTAAGGCACGCCGACGCGGCCTTGAACTCGCCTTCGGTAATGAGTATCGGCAGCAACTGTTCCTCAGCTACTTGTTCCCAATCAATTACCGGGGGTAGGTACAGCTCATTCAAACTGTTCGGTGGTTGACTGTACTTAACCGGCTTTTTGTCTATTAACGCAGAGAATCCGGTACGTGGGGGCTGACGCAGATAGCGGTATCGCTGGAACTTCGTAAGGTTGCCGGTGATGGAAAAGTACGGAATAACAATGCCCGGCTGGTCGATGGCCACCCATGCGGGCGGCTGCTTTACTGGCTGTAACTGCAACGTTGCTCCTTCTTTCTTAGGTATACCACTTTCCGCCAGCTTCGCTTCGTAGGCCGCTAGCAGGTCGAACCCGTTTGCGTGCGGCACCGTTGTATCTGTCTTGTGCGGCTTCCCTGCCGCCTTCTTTTGCTTGCCCATTGCCCTGCTCCCACGTTAATCCTGGTTTACATATCCTGCGCCTGCCTTGTGGGCCTGCTCCTGTTGTTCTTGCTTTCGCTGCTTTTCGACAAGTGTGTCCAGCTTTTCTCCGATCAGGTTTAAACTCCCATTACCTAGCCACTCCGACACGCTGGCGATAATCGACGTCTGCTGTTCGTCTAGCTTGTAGTTACGCACAAACCCGGCAAAGTCGAAGGGCTTGCGGCGGCAACGACCCAGTGGAGTAGCCCAGCCTTCGTTGTATACTTCCTTCAACTTCTCTACAAAGTGCCGGGCCTTGAGTAAATCCTGCAATGGCGTGCCTTTTGTCTTGTATCTTAAAACGTACTTTGTAATAGCTCCTTCTAAATACCGATTCTGCAACTGCCGCACTACGAAGTCCCAATGCTGCACTTGCGCCCCCTTGTAGTGCTCGCCACCTATCTGCATTTCATTCGCGTTCATCTTTGTGCTTCCTTCCAGTTCTGGTGCAGTTGGTTGAATACGTTACGCATACGTGCGGAGCTACCTATATTTTCTACAGCGTTGCTATGATTGTTAATCAAGTCATCCATGTAGCTCAAGTAGGTTATCGCTACTCTGCGCAATCCTTTGTTGCCGCGCAGCAGCTCTTCCGTGCAGTAAATCAACCCGTCGGCGCTGTCTGCGAAGTGCAACCACGCATCTTCGTACAGGGTTAAGGTCTGCAGTAGGTCATGGTCGGCCAGCATTTCTAGCTCCATGGTGTTTATACTACTGCGAACTTCCCTACCCATTCTGCGCTTCGTGGGCGCGGGTATGTCCCCTATTTCGCATTCCGGCAGGTCGTGTGCCAGTGCCGCCGCCAAAAGTTCTACACGCAGCGGTCCCAACACGTCTCTAGGCCACGTCGCAACAAGCAACAACGCCACGCCCGCCGAATGCTGCCCCACCGTCTCGCGCACGTTTACTGCCTTGCCGTGGTAGCGCACTACGGCCAAGCCCGCCCGTATAAACGAAAGTATCTCGTTAAACGTCTTCATCGCTTTGCTCCTCCATAGTTGTGGTCTAGCCAAAACTTCATGGCCCAACGCCAGTCTGCCGCTTCGATGCGGCTCGCCTCGGCCTGCGCTGCGCCGTAATCTGTCTTGCGAAGTTCCCACGCACGCAGCATGGGGAACACCGTGTCGTGGAAGAAACGTAGCTTGATGTACTTGTGATAATTATACGATGGAATGGTGAACAGCGCCGCGCAATCCCCACGAAACTGCTCATGGTCATCCATGGAATCGTATAGGGTCGGGGCGGCTTCTACGTTTTGGCTGTACGGGTTAAAGTCCAACTGCTTCGCTGTGTTCCTCGCCAGCTCGTTGCTAACAATGTCGGTGTATAGATGCAGGTCATTGCTCATCTGGCAGTACCAGCCCATTCCCACGCCTATGGCCAGCGCCATATATTCCTGCAACATACTCATATGCACCGCGTTCGCGCCGTAGCAGCCCCACCAGATATCGTTACTTCTACAACACACAGTCATATTCAATTTGTCGTCGCGGCGGTCGAAGTAGATGTGCGTGTTGCACGGTACGTCCTTGCCGCCGTGGGTGGCCACGTACAGATCGGGATAGTAATCACTGGCATCTCCATAGGTGTGCATGGCATTCCACATTGCCAGCACACAACGACGACTCTGTGGGTTTGCCTTCAACTCGTCGATAATCCAATCGAGCTGGTCGTAGCCGAAAAAGTTCCGCCATCTGTACCCGTACGCGCCCCACAAGGCTACTCCGTCATCGCTAAACTCTTTCATGCGCTTTACGTACTTGGTGATATGGCTAACCCCGTTGAACCCTGCAAGCATCCACAGGCTTTCAACAAGGTGAAACACCGGGTTTGCATTGCGATGTTGCGGCGCCCCGATAACACGTTCCCAAGGATGGGTATACGTGGTAGCAACGGGTTCGTTGAATGCCATGACTTTGCCATTGCGACTGTCGCGCAGCGTGCCGCATTGGTCCAGCTTTTGCAGTGCTCTGCGCAGCCCTTCGTTTACGTTGCGGGCTTGTATGCTAATCATGCTCCTCGCTCCTCTGGTTAAATTCCGGGGTACAGCGACCTTGGTTTGCCTTCTCCCAGCCGTACTCTTTCGTACTTGTCGAACTCACACAAACAGTTCTGCAAGTCCTGGGCGTGTATCAGCTTTAGGTTCGGCGGCAGCTTGTCGTATACCTGCCTATGCACATAGTCCAAATGCTCCTTCCACTCTGCATCGTTCCAGTGCTGGTCTACCTCGCGCCCCATTACACGGTTTAAGCCCCGCCGGCTACCCGGCCCGCTTATGGCCCACGTTGCCCAGTCTTCAGCGTCCATTAATATCTTGGTCGCGTACTTGGTGTCTGCAATCATTTGGCCGACCATAAACCGGCCTTGGTTCTTAACCGCCACAACGCGCGCGGCGAAGCTGGCCAGTGTATCGCCTTTTCGTGGGCGTAGCTTGGCTCTATCCCGCCACAACGGCGTTAAAACATCGTCTGCTATAAAACAGGCTTTGTCCTTTTTATTCCCTTGCGTGCCGATCATGTACGCCCCAGTCCACACTTTCTCGCCCCTTGCCTGTCTGCTCTTGCAGGCTTCGATAAATCTGTGGGGCTTCCACGGTACCGGGTAGCCGATCTCGGCTAATGTGTCTGGGTGGTTATTCCACCTTGCTACCGCCATGGCGAACCAAAGGTCGGGTTCTAGTGCGTGCGGGCCGCGCCAGTTATCGCTAATCCATATAGTTACCTTGTCGTTTTCGCGGAATACGTTGCAGAATCTGTACCGCTGTAGTATCGGGTCCTTAGTCCAGGGCTTTGCCTTGCCCGACGCGCGCGCCAAGTAAACGCCGTGGCGTGCTTTTATGAATTGGAACAGCCGCTTTATACCCTCGTCGATCTTGTTCATTACTTTGCTCCTCGTTTCAGGTACTTCAGTGTTTGTTCTAGGGCTTTCGTATGGTCGATATCCACAACATTAAAGCCCTCGCGCTTTGCCTTGGCGTAATTCCACTCTACGCGCTGGTAGTCGTCGATAACGTTTTGTTCTTTGAATGGCTTGGTATTTCCCCGTTCGGCGCGGCGGGCGTGTACGCGCTGCAAGCACACTTCCAATGGGGTATCCAGGTACGCCATTACCAACCTGTTCCCATACTTCTTTGTGGCCGCACCTACCGTGCCAAGGCAGTGCGATATGAACAACCCCTCGTAGAACACAATGGGGTGCTTGTCGCAGTACCGCACTATTATCTCAGCAGCTTGTATGATGTCGGTGATTGTATCCATGCCACCGCACATGGTTGCATAGCTGCCAAGTATCACTAAGGGCTTGCCGTGCAACGTGCCCTTGTAAGCTTCTACCTTGTTACGCTTGCCGCGCCATGCAAAGGGCGATGCCTTGGACTTGCCGATAAGATTATGCGCCACGTAGCTTTTACCACTGCCGTTCGTACCGCGTAGGTTGAATATCATTTGTCTCTCCTAGCTAAAATTCTGGGTAGCTCGTTGGTCGTGGTACGGAACCCACTGCGATGCAGCGGTCGGGTCGTGTAGTACGCCGGTGTATTCCACAAAGCTGTTCTGCCCATAAGCAGCGGGCATGGATACCGCCCATTCTTGTATATGGCTATGTCCCTATGCCACTTCGGCGTGCCGTCGCTGTAAGTTTCTAGGTGGCGTACATGGCCTACGGGTTCTACATAATTTGCCGGGATGTACATTTCTGGGCCGTGTAGCGTGCGCTTCGGCACATAGATATCGCCCAACGGGTTCTTTGTAGTCAACTTCGGCAGTGCGATACGGCCAAGGTGCATGGCAAGGTCATAATTATTCTCGAACGCCATACTCACCTGCGCGATGTACAGCAGATAACTCTGGCCATCGCCCACTGCCGCCTTTGGCAAGAATCCTGCGAACCACACACCTGCCCAGTCTGCAGGCTTGCGCGTAGTACGCAGATAATGCTTGCAGGTAGTTAAAGTCATTACGCTGCCCTGCCAATTCGGGCCGCTGCGAGTCTGCATTACATTGCGGCCATCGTAGTAGACTTCGTGGTGAGGATAGCAGTACACCGTCTGGTCGGGCGGCAGTTTTGGCAACGCGCCGTTGTAAGTGTAGAACGACCCTCGCTGTATCGGTTGATGTATCACTTAGTTCTCCTCGCTCGATAAGTTTTCATAGCATCCAAAAACGCCTTTTGCCGTTTGTCTTTTACCGACAGCATCGCCCGCTTTGCTACGTCTACCGTGCCCTTTGCCAATATGCGCGCCGCGAATACGTGCGCATTCGTGTTGCCCGACCTACGCAACCGCCGATTAGTCTGGTCGTACACGTCGAAGTCGTCGGGTAGTGAGAACCACAACAGATGCTGCGCGTTGCTGCCTTGCAGGTTCAAGCCGTGGCCGATGCTCTGGGGCTGGCCCAGTAGTACAGGCAGGTCACCGGCGTTCCAGCTATTCTCCATTACCCTGCCCTGCGCCAGCGACGCATCCGACAGGCACGGCACGCCCGCGCCCAGCCGCTTGCGAATGCGTATAAGGTCGTGCTTAAACTGGAATAGCACAAGCGTGGGCTGGCCATTGCGCTCTGCCAGGTATTCCTCCAACGCATCCAGCTTCGCGTCGTGCAGTTCCTCGAAGTCTAGCTTGCCGCGCCGCTGCATTACTTCTAGCGGCTGGGTATAGACTGCCCCATTAGCCATCTGCGCGCACTTTGTTCTTGCGGCTGCCGCCGTGGGCGCTTCTATACCTGTACCGCTTTCGAGTATTGCCACCAAGTCATCTTCCATCTCGGTGTAACGCAGGTACTCCTTGGGCGGCATGTCTACCCATATATCCTGCTCTACCAGCTTCGGCATGTGTATGTAGTCTTCTGCTTCTAGCCGCAGCACGTAGGGCTTCACTGCTTTGTAGATCGCTTGCTCTGTTGCTTTGGTACTGCCCTTGTCGTCCTTTTTTAACGCCCATGTGAATCCTCCGAACCCGGTGGGGTCGAAGTATTTCATACGGTAGTGCGTTATGTACTGGCCCAGTGCTCTACCCAAGTCGATTATGTACATCTGCCCGAACAGGTCCATCAGGTTCCGCGCAGCGGGTGAACCGGTGAGTATAAGGCGTCGTCGAAACTTGGGAAGGTAAGGACGGAGTAGTTTGAATCGCTTGGTCTGGGTATTTTTGAACTTCGAGCTTTCGTCAATGACAAGCATGTCCGCGTCGAGTAGCCTGAAACGTTGCTTTGTGAATAGCCACTCGATACTATCCGGATTAGTGATATAGACGTCGATGCTTTCATCTTCCAATGCCTCGTCGGTCTTGCCCTTGCCGTGCAGTACGCGGTACTTTAGGTGACGAAAGTCTTGCCACTTCTCGATTTCTGCTGGCCATACGTTGTAGCAAACGCGCAGCGGCGCAATTACCAGCATTCGCCGTACTGCACCCTCCTGTTGCAATACTTTGAATGCCCCCAGTGTGATGCTAGTTTTTCTTAGGCCGGGGTCTAGTAGTAGCCCGGCGCATGGGTGCTCTAGTACCCACTTCATTGCGCGCTTCATGTAGGGCAGTGGGTTCCAGGCGAGCCCAGAGTATGCGAAGCCCGACTTCTTTATCCTCGACGACGTGGTGGTCATACTCCAGCTCCAAAAGTTCTTGGTGACGTTTTGCTTGCAACGGCGACGTTTTGCCGCCGGGCCGCTTGAACTCGATTATGCACGGCTTACCGCCGGGTACGAAGAAGATACGATCCTGCCAGCCTGCCGCCCACAGTGGGTTCACCTTTAGTACCTTGCAACCTAGGCTGCGTGCGTAGGCCACGCACGGATTTTCGACGCTGGCCTTTTCGCTGCGCTTATAGGGCATCGGGGTTCTCCACCTTTCGACAGAATAAATGCTTTACACCGGGGAATATCTCCAGTAAATCCTTCGTATCCTCGGGGGTAAGTGGCGCGTTTACTTTGATGGGGATGACCACGGGGAAGTCC